AGCATTCAATGCCACTACGTCCTCTTTGCGTAAAGTGTCTGCTGTGCAAGGTGCACTAGCACATACGCACGCTACACCTACTGATGGTGCTCTGGCAGACAATACTGACATTGATGGTTGGATTGGTTCTAAAATTCGTGTCAAGGTAACCAGCACAGGCACATACACAACTGCATCTACCTTTAACGTACACTGCCGTTTTGTAGCTTAAGTCATGTCAGAGTTGTCCTACACAAAGCTGCTTAGCGGCAGTACGAATGGGCGACCTATCAATGTTGCTGCTGCCAGTACTCCGGGTACGCTGATACACCAGACACCCTCTGTAGCTGGCACACAAGACGTTCATGATCAAATCTTTATCTACGCTATTAACACCAGTAACCAAGATCAATCTGTAACAATAGAATTTGGCGGCACTACAAACCCAGATGATTTGCTGCCCTATACTTTAGCCCCCGACGCAGGTTTGGTACTCATTGTACCGGGTCTGCTTTTGAACAACAACCTGATAGTAAGAGCATACGGGAGTAGCTCGATTAATCTGTCAGGTTATGTTTGTCGAATGCCGGTCAACACTAATGGGATGACAAATCTCAGATGAATAATCATGGTAAAGGTTCTTTAGCTGGCGTAGCAGGATCAACCAAAGTATTTGGTGACACTGATACAGAAGACCTGTTAACACTAATACAACAACAGACCCGTAATCAGCACGGGCTAAACAATTTGATACTTTTAGAATTACAACTCATCTCGTACAGGCTAGGTGTACTCACAGGAGACACCAAAACCATAGATGAAATACAACAAGAAAGCAGTTCACAATGACACAAATTTTTGTACCTAGTGACGTTACGGGTTCTGAGCAACGTATTCAGGGTTCCGATGGCCGTATGAATGTGTCGTCGCGTTCTGATGAGCGTTCGTATTACGTTTCCCGCGATGACTCTGAGGCCTACTCCCTAGTATTTGATGACACCACAGGCGCTGCTGGTACTTATGTAGTTTACTGGAAGAATGACCATACGGATAAGCACCTAGTCGTAGAGGCTATTGGTGTCAACTGTGTGCAGCTATCTACTTTGAAAGTACATGTAGTAACAGGCACTGCCGCTGCTGGCTCTGCTCTAACTGCTGCATGTCTCAATCGTGCTGTGCCTAAAGTAGCACAGGCCACATGCCGGGGGGATGACTCTATTACAGGCTTGACATCTGTAGTTGTAGTTGATCAGGTGCAATGCCCTGCTGCGGGTCACGAAGAAATTCGCCTTAAGGATCGTCTTCGCTTAGGTCCCGGTCAAGCTATGGCCTTGGAAGTTGATAAGACTGCTTCAGCAGGTATTGTTGAAGGTGTTATCTTCGCATTCTACGAGTAACCTAAATGGCAGACGTAGCATTCGGACTACAGGGACCAGACGGCAACAAGTCTGAGCGCAGAGTAGATGTCCACAGAAATGGTGGGCACAATGGCCTAGTAACCTTCACGCGCCCTGATGAGTTGTTTAACCCCAGTCCTTTGTTTTTTATCAACGATACCCACGGTATCGACATGGCACAGAATGTGTCTTTTGGTGGTACTCCTGAGATTATTCATAATGGTGGTACCTCTACTGAGTGGACAGGGAGCGCAGTAGCGGGTACTTGGAACTTTGCAGATGCAGGTAAGATTAGTATAACCTCAGCTAACGATTTAGATGAGGCTACATTCGCTGAGGAGTCACCCACTACAATTGACACCTCAGGCTATACGGCATTGACGGGTGAAGTAAACCTGACTACGTACAACCAAGCCAACAATGGCATGACTATACGATTTGATAATGCGGGTACACAGGTAGGAGTAGACGTAGATTTAGAGTCGTATGTGGATGCTTCCCTTATAGGCTCCGCACAGACATTTGCTATTCCTTTGTCTGCATTTTTCTTTGCCAGTGATGATGTAGACGGCTTTAGTATAATTATGACTCGGCTTGGGGGAGCTAAGCCTACTGTGGTATTTGATGATATACAGTTAGAAGAGACAGGTGACCCTTTAGAGTTTAAGATTACCAAGGATACAAGTTACGATTACTACGCTGACCAGATTAAATTTCTAATAGCAGACAATGTTACAAGTGTAGTCACTAATGGTACTGTTCCGGGACTGTCGTATAACACCATACTGGGTGTGTCTGCTTTAGCTAATGGTATAACATTCAAACGTGTAATTGATGGGCAAGTTGATTTCTCCACCCCCTTGCGCCAACTATCGGATTTTTTAAGGTTTGGAAATGTTACAAACCCAATAAGCGATGGGACTAACACTTACATTAATATAGAGGTGAATTTTCAATCCCCTGTAATTATAAGTGGGAACCCTGATGACAACTACATCTCTCTCACTATAGCAGATGATCTTTCAGGACTACTACTATTTAACGCTATTATCAGGGGGAGTGATAAGTACTTCTAATGAAAAAACCAGTTAAAAAGAAAAAACAGAGTGGCCCTAAGGCCAAGCCGGGAGCCAAGAAGGGCACCACAAAGGCTACAGGCAGGGACTACAAGAAAGAGCGCAAGTACGACGGTAAAGAGTCCACCAAGAAAAATCGTAACGCAAGCAACCGAGCACGCTACAAGTTAGAAAAAGAAGGCAAAGTTAAAAAGGGTGACGGCAAGCACGTTATCCACAAGAACAATAAAAAGGGAACTCCTAAGAACGATAAGCGCAGTAACCTTGGTGTGCAGTCCGCCTCCAAGAATAGCAGCTTTCCAAGAAACAAGTCAGCAGGACGGAAGAGGGGCTAAGATGGCAAACACTAAACGCGATGAGCCTCAAGAAGAGCGCCAAATCCTTTTCTTTAAGGTCCTTGTAGACTCCAAAGGTAATCTAGCCAAGGCTAGGGAAGCCGCAGATTACAGCAACCAGTATGCTCATGTACTAGTACGCAAGTACAAGAACTTCTGGCTGGATAAGATTGAAGACAAGCTGCTACTCACGGGGATGAGGGCGGCTGCTACGTTTGAGGACATCCTGAACTCTGAAGACCCTAACGTAGATGTTAAGGGTGCTGACCTTAAGATGAAGGCTGGCAACCAAGTTCTAGATCGTATCGGTATCTCTCGTACAGACAAAGTACAAGTTGATGTCGTATCTGATGGTGGTATTTTTATCCTTCCCAAGAAGGATGCGGTACGTGAAGACTAGAATAAGAGCGTCCTCCCGTATACCTTTTGGTTATCAGGAGCATCCAGAAAACAGAAGTCTTCTGATAGAAAAACAAGAAGAAATTGAGGCCCTTAATTATGTAAGGGAAATTCAAGAAAACTCCAGCATTCGTAAGTCTATTAAGATTATAGAAGAGCGCACAGGGAAGAAGTTATCCCTAAGAGGAATGCAGAAAATCCTTGAGAGGGACTACTAAGATGGGCGACGACACAAACAATTCAAGCTGGCACTTAAGCAAGACCTTTAACGTCTCTATAGTGGGTGCCATTATATTCCAAACTCTAGTGTTTGGATTTTCCGCAGGAACATTGAACTCTCAGGTTTCTGCAAATGCCTTATGGATACAAAAGAATGAGTCTGTAAAGGAACGTCTAGGCACTATCGAGACAAATCAAGAGTGGATCAAAGATGCACTCAAACAAATACTGAAAACCAAAGGAAAATAAGATGGGTACACGTAACGTGAATATGAATGATGTAGTCCGTAACCCGGACTCCGCTGGCACACTGCTTACTGCCACTAATGCTGAGATCAACAATGCTGCTGATGTTTCTACACGGCTGATCTCTATTGCAGACGCCACAAACACCCTGTCCCTGACCCAAGCTACACATGCTAATCGCATCTGTGTATCTCTGGACGCTTCGTTGGCTGTTACTCTGCCTGAAGCTACTGGTACAGGCGACAGCTACACAGTCATGATGGGTATCGCAGCTACTGCTGTGACCATCGTAACTGCTGACACGACCAACGCTGGTTTTGCTGGTTTCATTATGGGTTCTGATACTGACGCGGCTGGTACATACTCTTGGGTTGCTACAACTGGCACATCAGATACAATTACCTTGAATGGTGTTGCTACTGGTGGTAAAATCTATGACTGGGTTAGGGTCACTGATGTAGCTACTGATCGGTGGATGCTTGAAGGCAACATCACGCAGAGTGGTGGTTCTGAAGCTACTCCAATTAGTTCTGCTGCATAAGTAGTCAATGACTGACGAGACTCCAAAGCCAAAGCGTAGATATCAGCTCTCCTCAACAGAAAAGGCCAAGCGTAAAGCTAGGCAGCTTGAGAAAGAGAGAAACGCTAAGCTCACTAAGGCACACAGGGCAAAAGAAGCCAAAGCCAGACGTAAGCAAAAGGCAGAGGATAAGGCCGAGGAAAATGCGGTAGCCGCAAAAGCCAAGGCTAAAGCTGCTAATGAGATTGTCCGGGTGATGACCAATCCCCCTAAGAAAAAGGGAAAGGTTATCACCCAAGACACAATCGACACGGCAGGACAGACGTTCCAGAATGTTTTAGATGATGGCCGAACAGTCATCTTCCAACCCAATCCGGGACCTCAAACAGACTTCCTAGCTGCCCCTGAGAAAGAGATACTCTACGGAGGCAGTGCTGGTGGCGGCAAGGCACAGCCATTATCCGCAAAAATACTTACTCCTGAAGGGTTTAAAACTATAGGTGAGGTGGGAGTAGGAGATATTGTATATTCTCCAGACGGAACTACCACTAAGGTTGTACAAGAACACCCACAAGGAACACAAGACATATATCTTGTAACATTTCAAGATGGCTCCAATGTAGAATGTACAGGAGATCATTTGTGGGAGTACACTATTGCGGGTAATAGTAGTTCTATATTACCTAAGGTTAGAGACACTAAAAGTTTACAAGATTATACAGATAAGCAGTACAGTAAAAAACGACCGCGCTGGGCGTTAGTTCCTTTAATACAGCAGTTTGATTTTGGAGTGTCTACAAATCTTGTAGTGCCACCTTACACATTAGGTGCATTACTCGGAGATGGCAGTATAACTACAGACTCTGTAGGTTTAAGCTCTGCTGATGAAGAGATTGTAAATCGCATACGCCAAGATGGTGTAGTAGTCACTAAGAGATCAAGTAAATACGCGTGGGGTGTGCTAGGACAGACACAAGCTCTGCGGGATTTAAAGCTACTAGGTACAAATTCTCTAACAAAGTTTATACCTGAAAACTATAAAAAAGCGAATACACAAGATAGAATATGTTTATTACAAGGGCTTATGGATACAGATGGCTACGCATCCAAAGATAGTAAGGTGTATTACACCTCAATAAGCTTTACACTGGCTGAAGACGTAGCAGAGCTAGTTAGAGGTTTAGGGGGAACAGCTACTATAACGTGGAAGAGTACTCATTATAGATGTGGTAACGTAGTTCACGAAGGGTACACAGCGTACACTGTTTACATACGGCTTAGAGACGCTGCTTCCATATTTAATTTAAGTAGGAAGAAGGCAAGGTGTAAAGTAAAGAAACACTTAAAAAACAGAATAGTTTCTATAAGTTATAGTCACCGTGAAGAGGCTAAATGTGTCACACTAGCATCAGAAGATGGATTATATATAACGGACAATTATATAGTAACGCATAATTCCTACGGGATGCTCATGGACCCTCTGAGGTACATGCACAGGCCAGCACACAGGGCGCTACTTATTCGTAAGTCAATGCCTGAGCTTATGGAACTGATTGATCTGTCCATGGAGCTGTACCCTAAAGCCTTCCCCGGCGCTAAGTATAACAAAGGGGAAAACAGATGGAAGTTCCCATCAGGTGCAACTCTACTGTTTGGTTTCTGTGATGCAGATGCTGACGTAGGCCGTTACATTGGACAATCGTACTCTTGGATTGGTGTGGATGAGTTAACACTGTTTGCCACACCTTACGTATGGGACACACTTCGTTCTCGTTTACGTACTACTGATCCAGAGATTACACCATACATGCGTGCTACCACTAATCCCGGACAGATTGGGGCATGGTGGGTTAAGAAGATGTTCATTGATCCTGCTCCTTGGGGAGAGCCTTTCTGGGGCAGAGACATTGAAACGGGAGAGATACTAAGGTTCCCAGACTCAGAGTTTGTACCAGAAGAGCTAAGGAATAAGAAAGCTATCAGACGCAGGTTCATACCTGCAAGGCTTACTGACAACCCTTACTTGATGCAGTCTCCAGAGTACATGGCTAACTTGGCGTCTATGTCCACAGTACAGCGTAAGAGGCTCTTAGAGGGTGACTGGGACATATCAGACTCCAGTGCCTTTCCAGAGTTCGATAAGTCAATACACGCAGTAGAACAGTTTGTACCTCCTGCGGACTGGCCGAGGTTTAGAGCTTGTGACTATGGTTATTCGGCTCCTGCCGCAGTTATCTGGTTTGCAGTTGATTACGATGGTACAGTGTACGCTTACAGAGAGTTATACCAGAAGGGTCTGGATGGAGTTGCTCTAGCAGAGAAAATCCATGAGATTGAAGCCGAAGAGCCTCCGGGCATACTAGGTATCTTGGATAATGAGACATGGGCTATGAGAGGACAGAGAGGTCCTTCTATAGCTGAAGAGATGATCAATTTAGGTGTCAGGTGGATTAAAGCTGACAAGGGTCCCGGCAGCCGTGTAAATGGTAAAGTGGCCCTCCACAAGATGTTCTCTATTGATCCAGTAACCGAGTTACCAAGATTACGAATTAGCACAGCTTGTGATAATCTTCTTCGTATCTTACCAATGCTTCCTCTGGATAAGAACAACCCAGAAGATGTAGACACCAAGTTCCCAGAGGATCACCTGTACGATGCTCTACGTTACGGAGTTACTAGCCGACTTGCAGTACCTGCAAGATACATAGTTGAAGCTGAATACTTCAGTTCCACAGCGAATGCCCCACAAATGGCAGACCCTGTGTTTGGATATTAAAAGGAAAACAAATGCCTAATTACTCAAGCGTAGCACCTGTTCCCGGTTACAAGAAGGCTGGCTCATTCAATAGCGACATGACAGCCAATACTTCTTTCGGTAAAATGTCAGGTGGTAAAGTTAATGCTACAAAGAACAATGACTTTGGCGGCGGCACTGGTAAATATGCCAAGAAGTCTGGCGCTGGTCAAGAAGGTTCTAAAACCAAGATGACTGGTCCTCAGACGGATACAGCAGCTATTAAAAATTGCGGCAAATCAGGTAAGTACTAAGTTACATGATGGATGATCCTCAAGAGGCACAGGACCTAGAAGATATTCAGGATGAATTTCCGGGTATCGTTGCGTTTGTACGTGATCGCTTCTATGAGGCGAGAGCTGCACGCAATTCTGTAGACATTCGACTGTATCAGGCATACGAAGACTTTCGTGGCCGTTATAGTGGTAATGTCACCTTTAAGGACACAGAGAGGTCACAAGTCTTTGTAAAGATCGCAAAGACCAAGACCCTTGCTGCGTTTGGTCAACTGACTGAGGTCATCTTCTCTGGTAACAAGTTCCCTATCGGGATTAGTCCTACTGAACGTCCTACAGGTATTGCCGAGAAGGCACACCTTAAAGGGCCTAAAGAGGATGCCGAAGAGCCTATCATCCCCAAAGAGTTGGCTGTAGGTTATCCCGGAGACGGACATAAGAGTGCATTTGATGCCATCGTTGGTGGTCTGAAAGCCAAGTTCAAAGGTGCTGACTTTGTTATGGGTCAGAACCCTGACCCTAAAGGTGTAACTATCTCCCCTGCGCAGCTTGCTGCGGAAGAGATGGAAAAGACTGTCAGGGACCAGCTTACAGAATCTCATGCCTCACGGGAGCTGCGTTCAGCTATCCTTGAGTCTGCTTTGTATGGTACAGGTATTATTAAGGGTCCTTTCAGCTACGATAAGACGCTGAACAAATGGGACACCGAGATTAGTAAGGATGATCCTAGTGACATCCGTAAGACATACAATCCTACTACAGTAAATGTGCCACGGATTGAGTTTGTATCTGTATGGGACTTCTATCCTGATCCATCTGCTACCACTATCGAAGAGTGTGAGTTCGCCATTCAACGGCACAAGCTCAATCGCTCCCAGATGCGTGGTTTGGCTAACCGCCCATTCTTTAACTTGGATGGTATTCGTAACTCCATCACTGCTGGCCCTAACTACCACAGTGAAGGTTATGAGGATGATGTACGAGATACTGACTACAACTACGATGACACTACCCGTTGGGAAGTTTTAGAGTATTGGGGAGTAATGGATCACCAACTGGCTCTTGAAGCTGGTATGGAAGTCGATCCATCAGAAGTAGATGTCATGAATGAGGTCCAGATCAACATCTGGGTCTGTAATAATGAGATTTTACGTGCTGTAATCAACCCATTTGAGCCAGAGCGCATTCCTTTTCATGTGTTTCCATATGAGAAGAACCCTAATGAGCTGTTTGGTGTGGGTGTTCCTGAGAATATGGCTGATGCCACCCAGATTATGAATGGTCATGCGCGTATGGCTATTGATAACTTGGCTCTGTCAGGTCATGTGATCTTGGAAGTAGATGAAACTTCACTGGTTTCAGGCCAAGATATGACTTTGTTCCCCGGAAAGACGTTCCGTAGGCAAAGCGGCTCTGCTGGTACAGCTATTACAGCGGTTAAGATACCTAACACGACGCAACAGAACATGGAAATGTTTGATAAGTTCCGTCAGTTAGCTGATGAGAGCACAGGTATCCCTTCATACAGCCACGGAGCGAGTGGTGGAGCTGGTACTACACGTACAGCCTCTGGTATGTCGATGCTTATGGGCGCTGCATCCCTGAATATCAAGACTGTGGTTAAAAACCTTGACGATTACCTGCTTAAGCCTCTCGGTGAGGCTATGTTCCACTGGAATATGCAGTTTAACCCTGATGCGCGGGTAACTGGCGACCTAGATGTGAAAGCATTGGGCACAGAAGCCATCATGCAGAAGGAAGTACGTAGTCAGCGCCTTACCCAGTTCATGCAGACAGCCTTTAGCAACCCTATTACTGCTCCACTGGCTAATGGTGAGTACATTCTGGAAGAATTAGGCAAAACACTCGACCTAGACCCTGAGATGCTTGTAAATGGTCCGGCAAAGGCACAATTCCAAGCTGAGCTGATGAAGACCAGCGGCTCTGGAGAGGCCATGGGAGCCGCTTCACTCAATTTGGGTGACACGGGTACCGGAGATGGCACAATGGGCACTGGTGGTGCTCCTATGCCCGGAGAAGACAGCTTCTCTGGTAATACTGGAGAAGAACCATTAAGCTAGACACTATGAAGAAGATGCAGCCTGTTGTTAACTCTGAGCAATGGGAAGTATTTATGGATTTCCTTGCAGAAGAGCAAGGGCTACTGTTTAGCAGGATGACCAACGCCAGTGGCGATGAGACTACACGCGCACAGGGAGAAGCCAAATACCTTGAAAAGCTCAAGGGACTTAAAGATTACATTAACCGGGAAGTTGTGCTATAATGGCTGATCAAGCATTCGAAGATAACTATGTACAAGCCCTGAAAGCTAGTGGGAAAGCTCCTGCTAACTTCATGGCCTTCCGTCGTCCTGATGGCTCAGTATACTATGGCACTGATGAACAGAACACAGGTGTTATTCAGTCTCGTATCCAGAATGTTACAGGTACCTCTGATGGTACCAGTGCTGGCGCTACCTCTGGTGGTGTTGATGATAAAGGTAAAAGTGTACAGAGCGCAGAAGATGCTGCTGCTGCCGAGGAGAGGCGTCGCCAAGGTACCCCTCAAGGTGGAGATGGTGCTGCTGCTACTGGTTTTGGTGGGGACGATGTTGGGGGATATTATGATGCAGAGGGAAATCGTTCTGAGGGTATCGCTGCTGCTAACACTCCGGGAGGCCATTTAGACTTTACTGGTATGTCGAAATCAGAAGTAGAAGCTGCTATGAAGGGCGCTAAAGCTCCTAGCTTCTTATCTGCGTTAGGTATTCCGGGGCTTGGGTTAGGGGTCGCAGCTAAGTTTGATCAAGTAAACAAAGCAATGAAAGCATTAGGCATCACTAAAGCAGAAGCTGAGAAGATGTATGATAATGCACAAAAAGATATAACGGGTGATCCTGCTGGTACTACTTCTGATCCCGGAAAAGGTCCGGGGGGTTATGCCGACATGAGTGCAGCACAAGCTACAGCCGCCAATGCCGCAATAGCAGCCGGACTTAATCCTGACATAGCAAAAGCAGCAGTAATGGCTGATCCGGGCTTCTTTGGGGGTTCTTCTCCTGATGCTGCGCCTTCTAGTGATCAAGATCAAGATCATTCATCTAGAGCTGGAAGAGAAGCTGCCGGATACTCAGACTTAGGCTTAGGCCCACATGGTACATATGGTAATCCTGCCAGCACCCCTAACCCCGGAGATCAGAGTGTTCCTGCGGGATACAAAGGTGGCTCTGTTGCAGTTAATACCTCAGAAAACCCTCCGGATACCGAAGGTGCTCCTGCTGGCACACAAGGCGGGGACAGTGGTGATCACGGGGCTGATGTATCTGGAGATGCTGACACTTCTGGTATGGGTGGTCAGGATGTAGCTACTGGTGGAGAAATTAAAGGTTACGCTGCTGGTGGTGCGCTGCCCGGAATGGCTATGCCTCCTGAGGCGAGTACACAACCTGTAGCACAAGATATTATTGCTCCCGGAGGCCCTACAGATGATGGGGGCGCTATGAAGACAGAAGCGGGAGCTTATGTACTAAATGCTGCGGCTGTAAAAGCTCTAGGCATGGACAAGATCAATCAGATGGTTAAAGAGGTTACAGAGAAGGTGGGTGCTCCTGCCAAGTCTGGTCCTCCCGGTTTAGGTGGAGAAGAGCCTAAGCCCCCTATCAATATTTCAAATGGTGAAGTTATATTCAGCCGTGCGGCTAAAGAATACTTCGGAACTAAACTATTAGGTGCCCTTAATGGTAAGGGCGTCGAGGCTGACCCTGCAACTGCTCAAAAGGCGCAGGATAAGCACATGGCAGAGGGAGGTCCTCCTCCTGCTGGTCTACCTGAGCAAACCGGAAATGCTCAGCCATCAGCAAGTGCTATGTCAACTAATGCAGGTAGTAACCGCCCTAGACCTGAGTACGCTAACTCAGGCCCTCTAGGTAGTGCTGTTTAATACTTGCATTTTAACCGGGAGGCTACCTAGAATACCTAGCCCCTTCCATGCAACCTTACGGCTACCCAGACTAGACACTGGCCCCGTTGAAAGGAAATGTAATGTCTGTAGTTGAAAAAGTAGAGGAAGTTGCCACTAAGTCCATGTTTGAACGTCCCATGTATATGGGTGCTGACAGGGCTGACGCACTGGAAAACGATCCAGAGCCTCAGGAACTAACTGAGGAAGAAGTACTGGATGCAGTCCCAGAGGATACCCTTAGCGCAGAAGAAGTAACGTACAAAAAGCGTTATGGTGATCTCCGTAAAGGCTCCAATGCTGAAAAAGACAAACTTCTGAAACAAATCGCTGATCTAGAAGCCAGTATGGAGGCTACTCCCCAGTGGACCCCTCCAAAGACAGATGAAGAACTGGAGGCTTTTAAGACTGAGTATCCTGATACGTATGACATTCTAACGAGTGTCTCGCATAAAGGAAACGCAGAAGTTATCTCCAAAATGGAGAAGCTTGAAAAGCAACTTGAAGACGAGCGTGCTCAACACGCTGAAGAAGTTGCAATGACTGTCGTTACTAAGTCTCATCCTGATTGGGAAGAGATCAACGACGACGAAGACTTCCATGTTTGGGTAAGTACTCAATCCTCACGTATTCAGGATGGTATTTACAATAACACCAACGATGGAGACTTCACCTCTAGTATCCTTGATCTGTACAAGCTGCATAGCGGTAAAGACACAGGCAAGGCGAATAACACTGAACGGAAAATGTCGGCTAAAGAAGCTGCCTCTAAATTGGTGTCTGGTAAAAAATCCAGCGTCGATGCGGTAGAAGACAAGCCGGTATTTCTAGAAAGTTATATTCAACACATGGCTATGGACGAGTATGAGGCACGGGAAGCGGAATTTAAACTCGCTGCCGACGAAGGTCGAATACTCATTGGTCAATAGCTGCATTGTAGAAGGCTACTGAAAGGATAAAACCAATGGCTTTTGCTGCTGCATCAGGCTGGAATAACCTGCCAACGGGTGCGTTTACACCTGTTATCTATTCCAAAAACGTACTGAAGTACTTCCGACGTGCTTCGGTTGCTGAAGCAATCACGAACACCGACTATTTCGGTGAGATTGCTAACGAAGGTGATACTGTAAAGATCATCAACGAGCCTACCATCTTGATCAATGATCATGTGCGTGGACAGAACGTGGAAATTCAAGAGTTGAACGACTCTGAGTTGACACTGACTGTTGACCAAGCCAAGAACTTCGCGTTCGCGGTTGATGACATTGAAGCCAAGCACGCTCACCTGAATTGGGAAGCTATGGCTACTTCTTCTGCTGTTTACGCACTGAAGAATAGCTATGACCAAGCAATTCTGAGCTACATGAAGGGTCAAGTTTCTACTTCTAGCCCAGACATGGTAATCGGTTCGGACTCTGCCACCAAGATCACTGACATGGACACAGCCGCTGGCTCGTTGGACATGGGCTATGGTGCTGGTGAATTGTCCCCACTGGCTATTATGGCACGCATGTCTCGCTTGCTTGATGATCAGGATATCCCTGAAGAGAACCGCTGGTTCACTGCTAAGCCCGAGTTTTGGGAAGTTATGGCAGACGAGAACTCTAAGCTTATGGGCGTCGACTTTACTGGAGACTCCTCAAGCCGCCTGCGTAACGGTAAAGTAACTGACGGTCAAATCCGTGGCTTTACTTGCTACAAGACGAACAACATCCCTGCTACGACCAACGCTGGTGGCGTTGTAATGGCTGGTCACATGTCGTCTACGGCAACTGCTTCTCAGATTTCTAAGACCGAGCGTTTCCGGTCCCAGAAGTTCTTCGGTGATGTCGTTCGTGGAATGCATATGTATGGTCGCAAGACACTGCGTACAGATGCTATGTCCCTCGCATACTACACCATTGATTAAGGAGTAATTGAACAATGGCTACTCTGACAAGTGATCGCGGTACTGCTGGACACGCAGTACTTAAAAATGTACCTTACCTGCTTAACGAAGTAGTGAACTACAGCACTCAAGCCGCTGCCGCTACGGACGTTATTGAAGTAATTCAAATTCCAGCAGGTACAATGGTCATCAACGCTGGTGCTGATGTTCTGACGGCTGACGCCGCTGGTAACTCTGGTACCGTTGAGTTTGGTGATGGCACTGTAGAATATGTTGCTGCTGCTACTGTGGCTTCCACAGGCTCTATGACAAGCGGTAACGCTGTTGCAGAAATGTTTGTAACATATGACGCTGCTAACACGCTGGACGCTACGGGTGCTACTGGTACTATTGACGCCAAAATCCGCTATTGGGCTTTGTGTGTTGACATTACCGAGCCAAATGTAACTCAACGAGCTACATTCGCTGCGTAAGACTATTTGGATGGGGAGGGTTTCGGCTCTCCCCCTTCATTCTAATTTAAAGGGTAATTGATGACTTATTTGACAGTATGTAATGAAGTGTTGACTTCTATTAATGAAGTTGCTTTCAATACAGATGGTTCTGATTTCGCTGCATCCCGTGGTATTCAGACTACTGTTAAGAACGCTGTTAATGCTGCTATCCGTGACATCTACAACGCGGAGACTGAGTGGCCCTTTGCTTACACTTCAGGCACACAATTACTTACTGTAGGTACTGCCGTATACGCCCTTCCCACTTCGTTGAAATCTACGGATTGGGAAAGTTTCTTTGTACGCCCCATTGAAGAGATTACCAACGGGGAGTTCACTACTACTATTACTAGCTGGACAGACATCTCTGCTGGCAGTGGTACTGCTGCATACACATCAAGTAACTCTGGTGCTGCACGCCTCACTGGTGATGGCACAGACATTGGTGGACTAACCCAATCACTATCTACAGTGGCAAGCCGGAACTACAAGGTTCTGCTGCAACACTTTAGTAATGGTGTAACAATCAAAATTGGTACCACATCAGGTGGTGCTGAAATCCAAACAGAAACAATTACACTGGACAGCGCGGGTGAAGGAGAGTTGTACGACTTTACGTTTACAGCTACTGGCGCAACCACATTCCTCAGTATGGAGACTACCTCAACCACTGCGGTGGATGTAGCCTTTGTACGTATGAATGAGGACATAGAAGGACGGGACCTAGAAGTCCTGAACCAAGACGCATGGCGTCAAGAGCGCAGATGGAAAGATACCCAGAGCGCCAAAGATATTATGGACATCCCTCGCGCTGTGTACCCTACACAGAATGATGAGTTTGGTGTCACCCCTGTACCTGATCAGGGTAACTTACAAGTGCTATTTGACTACTATGCTCCTGCTACTGATATGTCAGCCTTTGGTGATACACATAGTATCCCTGCTAGGTTTGAACAGGTTATCATCTCTCGGGCTGTATACTACGTGTTAAAGCTAAGGTCTGATCCAGCGTTTGCTGACAGGTCTAACAAGGAGTACAAAGAAGGGTTGGAGCGTATGCGTGTAGAGCTTGTTAACAGGCCCACATACTTCCGAGCAGCTTCTACTATTCCTACTCCTCGCGTACATTACAGGGGTTGGTATTAATGCCAGATACTTCTGAGATTAAACCTCTCAAAATCACCTGTGGTGGTGGTCTGGTACTGGACAAAACTCCTGAAAGTATGGAGCCGGGGGAAGCTCTACAACTACAGAACTTTGAGCCTAACATTAATGGCGGCTATCGTCGTATTGATGGGTTTAGTGAGTATAGCTCCACGGCACTCACTGGTACAGGTAAAGTACTAGGCCTAGCCATCTTAGGAGCCACTGTGATTGGGTGCAGAGGTGCTAACGTAGAGTATGGTAGTGGTACCACATGGACCTCTATCAGTAGCGCTAGGACCAGCGCAGGGACCTATACGTTCGATAAATACAACTGGGATGGCACAGAGCGCCTTATTATGGCTGATGGGGTTAACTATGCAGCCACATGGGACGCTTCTACCTACACACTTATGAATGGTGCTGTTGGTAGTGGTTCTGGTACTGCTCCTACTGCTCCCTCCGAGGTCCATGATTTTAAGAACCATATGTTCTATGCGCAGGATAATGTGCTCACATGGTCCGCGCCCTACGCTATAAATGATTTCACCCCTGCTAATGGTGCTGGTGTAGTAAACATCAAAGACAGCATTACAGGACTTAAGAAGTTTCGTGATGCTCTTTACATCTTTTGTAGGGATAGCATTCATAAGCTCACAGGCAACACCTTAGAGGACTGGAAGATTGAACCAGTCAGTGAGAATGTAGGGTGTGTAGCTGCACAGTCCATACAAGAGATTGGTGGAGATATTGTGTTCTTGGCTACTGATGGTCTTCGCACTGTTGCTGGTACAGATAAGATTGGTGATGTTGAGTTAGGTACTATATCCACACCAGTACACACCCGTTTAGAAGGTGTACGAGAAACCACTGCTGATATTATCTCCTGCGTAGTACGTAAGAAGAACCAATATCGTATCTTTTACCCTAAGACTACAGACTCTGACACTGTTGCTAAAGGTACTTTAGCTGCCCTCACACGGCAAACTACTCCACAGGTTGCGGGTAATGTAGGGTGGGACTTTGCTGACATCGTAGGTATTCGCCCCTCCTACAGTGCTAGTGATTACATTAGCACCACTACGGAGCTTGTAATTCATGGTGGGTATGACGACGGTATAGTGTATCAACAGGAGAGTGGTAACAGTTTTAATGGCACTGCTATAGCATCTGTATACAGGACACCAGACTATTCCTTTGAAGATATTGGTATACGTAAGGCCACTCAAAGAGCAATCCTTACTATTTCATATGAGGGTACAGTTAACGCTACAGTCAAGTTTGTATATGACTTTGGTAGCGATGACACACCACAACCAACAGAATACACACTATCCACACCTACTAGCATACCCGTATATGGGAGTGCAGTATATGGCGCAGCTATTTATGGAAACGACCCCACTGCTATTACAAGGTTAAGTGCTGAAGGTTCTGGTTTTACTATCGCACTGTTATTTGAACACACAGCAGTTGAGTCTGCATTCGCAATTAAAGACTTCTTAATTGAAGTGACCCCCGCAGGGCGCAGATGACAAAATATATATGTGATCAGTGTGATAAAAATATTCCCGACCTACCTAGTAAGTACACTAAAGAGCAAATTGAACGTGCAAAATCGTTAAAGGGCACTAAATCATATAAAGAGATAGCTGAAGAGTTAAACATCCCACATAGTGCTCTGTATAAAATGTGGAATGGAGAGATAGTAGAAAAGGCAAGAGCTAGACGCGGGGATATACACTTCTGTAGTCGGTATTGTTGGCATTTGCATAGCAGAAATAGCTTAGATGGCTGGGCTAAAACGGCTAAACGTAGAGTAGCATACAGAGCTAAGGGTAAGGGGTGGAAATCCGAAGTCACTAAAGACATACTTATGTGTATGTGGGAAGACCAGCAAGGATTGTGTAGTATAACTGGTATACCAATGTCATTTATGATGGGAGATGGTGCCCCTAACCCTTACATAGCATCCGTTGATAGGATAGACTCTAGTTTGGGATACACTTTAGATAACATACATTTAGTTTGTTACCAAGTAAACATGATGAAAAGTAATTTGTCTGTGGACGAGCTAAAAGCTTGGTGCCACAAAATAATAGGAAGGCGTTGATATGGCTGGTTACACTGCGCGGCAAAGTGTATACACCACTGGAGATACTATTGAAGCAGCAGATACGAATGATGAGTTCGATGCTATCCTAGCTGCGTTTAACGCTTCTACTGGGCACGCACATGATGGTACTACTGGTAATGGACCTAACATTGCTGTAGCTAATGTTACTGGCGCTGCTACTTCAGGTGCTAACTCTAACATCACATCCTTAACAGGGTTGACTACTGCACTGACAGTGGCACAAGGTGGCTCTGGGGCCACTACACTAACTGATGGTGGTATCCTCTTAGGCTCTGGTACTGGTGCTGTAACAGCATTAGCAGCTATGGCTGACGGTGAGATGGTTGTAGGTGATGGCACTACTGATCCAGTATTGGAGAGTGGTGCTACACTGCGTACAAGCATTGGTGTAGGGACTGGAGACAGCCCACAGTTCACTGGTATTGAAGTTGGTGCAGCTTCGGATACTACTCTAACTCGCTCTGGGGCTGGAGTCTTAGCAGTCGAGGGTAACGTGATATACCACGCTTCTGGTACCGATGTTCCTGTAGCAGATGGGGGTACGGGGGCTAGTTCTGCGGGTGACGCACGAACTAATTTGGGCCTTGTAATAGGCACTGATGTGCAAGCTCAAGGCGATGTACTAGATGACCTTAACACTTTAGGTGCTGCTAGTGCTGATGGAGAATTTGTTGTAGCCACAGGTGCTGGTGCGTTTGCATATGAAGCAGGTGCTACGGCACGAACCTCTTTGGGGTTGGGTACTGTAGCCACACTGGACACAGGCACCACTTCAGGTCTTGTGCCCTTAGTAGGAACTAAATCTTCCTCTGTTACACTTGCTGGTCTTGTAGAACGATCTACTAGCGCAGAAAATGTGACAGGCACAGACGACACAGTTACCCCTACTGTAGCTGGCGTCAAGGAAATGATTGATACCCATGCGGCTGGCGGTGTAAACCCCAACAAGATTATCAACGGTGGCTTTCAGGTCAACCAGCGCAATTATGTTTCTACAACAGCGACCGCTGATGGCACTTACATGCACGACAGGTGGCGGTCTGGAACTGCGAACAGCAGCTACACGTTCTCCAGTGCTTCTCCTAATTCTCCGCAGACCGTCACGATTGCCGCGAATGACAGTATCGAACAGGTCATTGAGGGCGTACAGATTGACACTGCCGGGACGCATACAATTTCATGGTCTGGTACAGCCACGGCAAGAGGTGTTGTAAACACTCAAACTATGTCGGGCAACTTCGCTGTTTCTCCTATCACTGTAACAGCGGTATTGGATCAGGTCATTACACTGCAATTCACTGGCGCTGATGCTGCTGGTGGATCAACTATCGCAACGGATACAGGAACGCTTGGCAAGGTGAAATGCGAACTTGGATCAGACGCGACAGCCTTTGAGGGTGAAATTTACAGCGAAGTATTGGCAAAGTGTCAGCGGTACTGCTGGAGAATATCCGACGATGGTGCTAACCATGCAGAGATTGGTGTAGGCTTTGCAGATAGTGCGACTGTCGCCAGTATTGAAATAAATTTCCCCGTACCAATGCGGACAAACGCACCGACCCTTGATATTTCTGCGACGAATGATTTCAGCATTGACAGTTCACCCGGCACCACGACTTCCAGCGCAGTTGCAGTGACGTTCCTGGGATCAGATAAGTCCAATCTAGTGAACTTCACAGGAGCGTCAGGAACGCATGTCGCAGGGCAAGGTTTACATGTTTACATGCCGCAAGCGTCAGGTAGCTACTTTGGATACGAGGATGAGTTATGAGCAAATACACAGAGCATCAAATTGATGGCGTGACTACCGGGTATTCCACTAACACGCCTAACTACAAATATTGGACAGCATATCCAGACAATAAGTATTATAAGCTAATGCTGCTGGATGTTGCGGCTGACCCAACTTGTATTGAAGTTCAAGACGACACCCCCGTTGAAACCTTTGAAGACCGTCTAGCTACGTCAGACAAGATTATGCCGCGTTTAGTAGAAGATATTCTAGACCACTTAATCAGTGGTACTCCAATTCCGCAAGAGGTCAAAGATAAGCTGATAGCGAAGAAAAAAGTAAGGAGCGATGGTTAATGGCATTAGAAATCGACTATTCTGATCCTGTAGTTGGTGGTCAGGGCATTGAGCAAGCCACGGCAGATCAGGTAACCAACCCTGCTCTCCCTGCTGGCACTCAGACGCCTACCATTGATATTCAAGAGAACCAGAATGAGCTACTGACAGACCAGCCTTTACAGGATGTCTCTGCTACCCCTACTGCACCTATTGCTACTGGCACTACCTCCGCTGTAGATCAAACTCAAGTGGATGATATAGCTAATGTGGAAGCTTCTACGTATGATGCTACACAGTCCACAGCACAACAGGGCACTGTAACTGAAGAGTCTACTGTCCAAGGTCAACTTAAGAACTTGATGCAGGACGTAGAAGAGGGCACTGCTACATGGGCTAACGGGGCTATTCGTCACGCTAACCAACAGATGATTGCCCGAGGTATTGGTGCAAGCTCTGTAGCTGGTGCTGCTATCTCCACAGCTATCATGGAAGCTGCTGTTCCTATCGCTAAGCTGGACGCTGCTACCTTTGGTCAGATGAACCTTGAGAACCTCCGTAACCGTCAGTCTACTATGCTTAGTAACACTGCTGCTACGAACGCTGCCAAGCAGTTTGATGCCAAGAATAAGCAAGAGATTGATCAATTCATGGCTTCGTTCCGTGATCGTATGGTGCGGTTTAACGTAGAGCAGAGCAATGAGATGTCACGCTTTGGTGCTGACCAGACTAACTCTGGTAACCAGTTCTATGATAAGATGCAGAATGAGACAGACAAGTTCCTAGCACAGAATAAGATGACTGTAGCTAAGAGCAATGCTGAGTGGCGTAGAACCCTCAATCTGGCTAACACTGCTGCTGCTAACGCCTCCCTGCAACAAGACGTACAGAACCGCTTCAACATGTCACAGCAAGCTCAGGCTGATCTGTGGCAGCGTGCAAGAGATGCATTCCACTGGGCTAACCAGTCCTCTGAGAATGAGAAAGAACGAGCTTCCAAGATTGCCTTCTACGCACTTGGTAGAGAGGATTTCCTCGATGATCGGGGACATGATGAAAAGGCTGCATTGTTTGCGGGTGTTGGTAGATTTGCCAGTGACCTGTTACTACAGTATGCCTCTACAGTTTAAGGAGAAGATGTATGTGGGGTGAGATATTCAGTGCAGTGTTACCCGCTGTAGCAGGAGCTGCCAGTAGAGCAATAGGCGGTGGTTCCACTATGGGCGTGCAAGGTAGTGTAGCTACCTCTGGTGCTAGTAACTCTATGTTAGCCCGAGCAGCCGATAAGAGGGCTGTGGCTGGCGCTACATTTGGTAAGTACGCTGCCAAGGCCCCTACAACACCCTCAGGAGGCACAGGACGGTACAAAGGTGCTGGCCCTGCTGGTGGACGAGGCATCAAAGCTACCACACGTTCAGACCTTATGCCTGTAACTGGTCGAGTTATCTCAGCCTTTGCAGATGCTGTGGCTCAAAGTGAAAAAGTAACAAGGAAATCAGATGCTACCTAATAGTATGGAAGGCTTATTCACTGAGCAAGAGCCTGAAGCTCCTTCGATGTTCCCTGAGGAACCTACTCCTGAAGGCCAGAATAGTGCTATGAGTGCATTTGATCTGCCTATACCCGGACAGTCTTTAACTGCTGAACAGGGCCAGAGCACGTATGAGCAGCCTCCACAGTACACTGATCTGGATGATGCTGTAGATCATATCTTTGAGCGTATGATCCAACAGGATAACGTCAACAACCTGCTTCGTATTGTCAATACAGGTATCCCTTTGAATGCTATCATTGAGCCAGTACTGCTACATGGTGCCCAAGAGGGCCTGTGGAACATTGATATGTCTATGATGCTGTATGAGCCTGTGGCTGCTATGATCATTGGTCTAGCCAACATGGGCGGTGCCAACGTCAATACAGAGCCTAAGAAGAAGAAGCCTATGGACATCTCTGCCTTTGAGAAGATGGCCCCTAGTATGCCTGTAGGTGTTAAGCGTAATGACAAGAAGGCTGATGTTGAGAAGAGTAAAGCAGATTTACTTGCCTCTGTGAAGCGCAAGGGTATCATGGGTAAGGAGATTAAGTAATGGGATTTGCTAGTTCTGGACTGGGCTTTGCCCTTAAGGGTATGCTGGATCGGCGTGAGGAGCATGTTGATGCTAATGCTGCACGCGAATGGGAGATTGAGAAGGCCACTAAGCTACAAGAACTTAAGTTCTCTGGTGCTGGTGGGTGGAAAGATACTCAAGCTGAAGCAGAGAAGATACAACTAGAGAAAAACAGGCGTCAGAATATTGCCCCTAAGGAAGACTTGTCTTTAGCTGATCAGGCTGTTAAGGCCCAATTACAAAGCTTTGATAGTAAAGAGAAGTCACGGACGGATGGTATTAAGACTGCACTCAGTAGCCTGAACCCACATGCAAAAAACCTTGATGAGATGAAAGCCTTGATAACTGCTGAAGGTGCAGGGGCGCTTCTTAAGATGGAGCTAATTGATACTCCACAAGGGGCGCGTTACGTTGGTAGTGCCTTGGCGGCTGCGTACATACGTAAGTCTGCTGCTTCTTTATCATCTGTTACTCTTGACGCTAACCAAAAAGCAAACCTTATTGTGGGTATGGATAGTAAGATGCAAGACCTTGCGTCCCATAAGTTTGACTCTGTGTTACGTAACACCGAAGGTGTTGACGCTGAAGATGTGCAGTTAACATATGGGCAGGACGGTAAACCTCATCTCACAATCTCTAACCCTGTAGTCAGTCAATGGGTTGAGCATGTAAAGTCCCAAGCTAAACGCTCCTTCCATATTGCTGTTAAGACTGGGGGTAATCTCAATCCTGATGACCATTTAGAGGCTGCATTAAAGGCTTCCCCATTTGGTGTGTTTAGCGCAGGAGGTTCACAAGAAGCAGCGGCACTGAATGCTATGCCTCCGGGACCACAAAAGGAAGCTGCGCTTGCTGCTTCTATTGTCAGTGCCCGAGAAGAAATTTTAAGTGGTAAGCTCAGTCAAGGGGAAGTAAGAAGTAGGCTTAAAGCACTACAGGCTGCTGGCGCTTCCCTAGCAACACTAGAGCAAGTAGCCACTGAGTATGCTAACAGAGGGAATTAACATTGATGTCTGAAACACCTAATCTTGATGCTCTCTTAGCAGAAGATACGGTAGAAGCGGAAATACAGACACCTAATCTTGATGCTTTACTAAGCGAACCTTCCACCCCGTCTGTAAATACTGCTACACCTAATCTTGACGCATTACTGGGCGAGGAGAAGTCTACTCCGTGGCTCCCTGAGAAGAACTCTTATGGGGAAGAAGCAGTGCGAGTATTGGGTACTGCTGCTGAAGGTATCATAAATGCTCCCTCCATGCTATTACATGAGTTTGGGGCTACAGATGAACGTCTGTGGGATGTAGACATAACAGAAGACCCTGAGTCCATTGCAGGTAATGTTGCCTCCACTATACTACAGTTTGCCGTTCCTTTTACCCAAGCTATGAAGGGTGCACAAGCACTCACATGGGGAGCTAAACTGGCTACATCGGGTAGTGCACTAGGTAAAGCAGGTGCTTTTGCTGCTAACTCCGCACGCGCATCCTTAGTCGCTGGTGGCACTGGCGCACTGATCTTTGAGCATGACGACCCTAACGTAGCTAATGCTCTGCGTGACCACCTCGGCGTGAAGAACGCTCTGGTGGATTTTCTTGCGACTAGTGAAGATGATCCTGCTGCTGTCAACAGATTGAAGACTGTTGTAGCGGACACCCTCGGTGGCCCTTTTGCTGATGTGTTCATGGCGTCACTGCCTAAAGCATTGAAGTTTGTGGGTAAGACATCCTCCAACGCCATTAAGAAGGGCGCAGGGGCTGCTCCTCAATTTGCTAAGGACTTTGCACATAAAAGGGTAGCGCGGCCCATTGAGAAGACTATCCGGGCTATCACAGATAGATACGACGTTCACAGAGAGTTTCAGGACCTTGAGGTAGATCAAATCCTTGCTCACGCTAAGAGCGTTGAGGATGGTGCCGCCAAGATGGCTGACGGAGCCACTAAAGACAAAGCTCTCGTCAAGGCGCGTAAGCTACGGGACAAGGCTGATGGCATTGAGAACAATGTCAAGGAGATGTCTGTAGAGCAAGAGGGGCGTATGCTCTCCCGTGCTAATGAAGACATTGATCAGTTCTTAGTTAATGGTATGCTCAAGTACGCTGAAGGTGGCAAGAAGCTGCTGTCTGATCCACAAGTATACTCATTCAATAACATCTACAAGCGCCTTGAGGGTGCCTCTAAGGCCACTCAAACAGACGTTGTAGGAGAGTTTGAGAAGTACTGGAAGTATTCTCAGGCAAAGGATATTGCTGCCTACAGGGCCAAGAAGGCTGCCAAGCTTCGTACAGAGGCTGATGCGGCTAAAGCTGGCTCCAAGAAGCAGAAGCAGCTACGAAAAGACGCCAAGGCACTAGAGGAGTCTTCTGCTGGTATCCCTAGAGATGAGTGGAAGCAGGGCCTTAGAGATGCTGGTATGTCTGCCAACAATAGTATCCTGAAGGCCGAGCTTAAAAACTTTGAAAGCACTAACAAAGCACTGCTGGAAATCCTGAAGGACTCAGGCACACTAAGTGCTAAAGACATTAAATCCTTTAACTCTGTAAGTAAGTACCACGCATACTTTTTCCGTACCGCTGATGACGCTGATATTGTTGCACGTACTAAGGATAAAGCTAAGCCTACAGGTGGCAAGTCCTCTGTAAAGGAGGCACGTAAACTCTCACCAGAAGAGTCTCTGCGGGATATGCCCCCTCTTGAGAATATGTACGTAAACTACGTTAATGCTGTAAAGCGTCAGATGAAGTTTGCACTCACAAACAAGTTCAAGCTTAAAGCTTTTGACCAGATCAAACGTCTTGATCATGGGGATGACATAGCTGAGCTAATCACTAAGGGTACTACCAAGGAAGCTAAAAAAGGACAACACATTGAGAAGGTGTTCAGGAATGGTGTTGAAGAACAGTACATCATTAAGGCTCCTGACCTAGCTGCGTCTATGAAGTCGTTGGCTCCTCTGGAGACTAACCCTTACTTCAACTCCTTCTTGGGTATCCTACGCCCATTCAAGCGTTATGAGAGTAAGTCTATCACCACGTATGATCCTGTGTTTGTTACGCAGGTCAACTTGATGAGGGATATTGCACACTTTGCCCTGCTGGCTGCACCTAGTAAGTCACACGCACTTATGGATTTAGTTAAAGCCTCTGGCACTACAGTATTCAAACCAGCCATAAACAAAGCTGCATCTATAGCAGGAAAAACTAAACCTTTTGCTGATGACTTTGGTGACACAATCAAACAGGGTATGGGCTTTGGTCACAACCTGCACGACATTGGCACCACCGTAAGTACAGAGGGAATAGGGAGAACCTTAAAAGAATGGACACCGGAGTCCATACAGAAACTTGCCACAAAGACTCCTGCTGAGAGGTTACGTAGCATTGGCCTCGGTGAGCACGCTAATAAACTTATGAAGCTGGATAAGAGCACACTAGGGACATGGATGCGCAGGTATGAGGACATCATGTCCCGCCTAGAGTATCTCCCTAGACAGGCCCAGTATGACCGTTTGATCAAGAATGGTTACTCTGAGCGTAAAGCAGGGTTCATGGTACGTGATCTTATGGACTTTAGTAACACGGGCACCAATGGTCTGTTCCGTCAGATTACTAGTGTGTCTGCGTTTACAAACACTTGGGCACAGGGTGTCTACAGGTGGTCCCGAGCTATGGGTGTCCGTAAGCTCATGGGTAAGCGTCTGAACGCACAAGAAGCTACTGAGGTAGCTAACGTGTACCGTAGGCTTGGCAAACTGTCCATAGCTTATATGATGGTTGACGCCTACAACGAGAACGCAGAGGGTATAACTGGAGATAAAGATGTCTCAAGAATATACAATGATATAGCTCCCCACATCGGGTTCGACAACACTGTTATTGTAACCCCTAAGATAGCTGGCTACGACAATGCCATCTTCACAATACCTGTACCTTTTGAGTTTGCCATCTTACCTAACGCTATCAAGATAGCTTTCAATGACTACTTCACTGAACCAGAGGAGCGTAAGCTTTTCCAGAAGTACATGCTTATGCAGATGGGGCGTCTTACCAGCATAGAAGGTATGTCTATGATCCCTTCTCTGCCACGTACCATACTAGAGCACTCTATCAACGAGGACCTCCTCACTGGTGCCCCTATACAGACAGAGTATGAGCTTAGCCAAATCCCACAGTCAAGGGTTCGTGCCAATACCTCCACACCTGCTAAGTTCATTGCAGACTTTGGTGGGGAGTTTGCTGGCCTGTCCCCTGTGAAACTGGACAGATGGTTTAACTTCCTGCTCCCCGGTATTGTGGGTAAAGCGTTCCACGCCATAGACGAAGAGATTAACTCTGACAGGTACCCTGCAAAGGCTGCTGGTGACACCTATCTTACTGGTAGATCAATGGAGCCTACCCACAAAGGTGGACGTAATGTACAGTTGTTGCGTGAGATGCGTGAGAAAGCTGAGCCTGTAGGTAACACTATCCAGAGTAACATGGCTAAAGCGGAGCCTGAGGCTAGGCAGCTAGTAAAAGACATGTTGGCTAACCCTGAGTACAAGCGTCTGTTTGAGGGTAATATGCACCTCAAGGCAAGTATGCAGGGTATCCAGATGCTATACAAACGTAAAAACAGCATACTGGCCCGTAAAGGTGATCCACAGAAGAAGTTGGCAGACCTCACCAAAATCAATGACAGGTTGAACTCCAACATCAAGAGACTAGTAGACTCAGTTATGAAGGGCTACGAAAGATCAAGAGCGAGAGAGGAAGCTAAAAATGAATAAACTGATTATGGTTGCACTAGTATCTCTAGTGACTGCTTGTACTACACCAGAAGGTATTTTAACGCCGTTTAAGGATGCCCCCACGACTTGTGAAGGTATTGATCGTGAGATGTATGGGCGTGCACAGAAGATTGCAAAAGTCCTTAACCTGCGTCAAGCCAAGGGCTATGCTATCATGGGTGCCAGTATTGGTATCGCCACTGCTGCTATCCCTCCTGTAGGTGCTCTACTGATCCTTCTGCCTGCTGCTGAAGGTTATGAAATTGATACCTCTGCTGATTATGAGCGTATCAAGTATCTTGCTAACGTAAGGATTGCCAAAGAATGCAAAAAGTAGTAGTCGCCTCACAATTAGCTTCTGCCGTATATGAGAAGTGTGATGTAGCTATTGCTCGGGCTAAGGCCCTTGGCTTTGATGAGGATGTGTTCTTCTGGAGCCATGCAGACACACAGGCTATGCTCTGCGAGAGTGCAGATGAAGCATGGCTGGTGTGGCGTGGTACAGAGCCTACCAGCTTCATGGACATATGGCACAACCTGTCATGGCCTAGACTGGAGAAGTGGGCTGGAGAGGGGCGTATCCACTCAGGGTACAAAGACGCCTTTAACATGCTCAGACCAGCCATAGATACTGTTATAGCGGGTATACGTAAGCCTCTGTACGTCACAGGGCACTCAATGGGCGGGGCATTAGCCACTGTCTATTGCTCAGCTAACCCTATGATGCCTACGGCACTCTATTCTTTTTGTGCTACCAAGTCCTTAGACCAGAAGGCAGCCGATCAAGTTATTTGTGAGACTAACGTGATAGGAAACAAATATGATGTTGCAGTCTACTGGCCCCCGGTCCCCGGTCTTGTACATGTTGATGAGCGCATTCATGTTGGTTCAGGTAACTGGTACAACCCTCTTGCCCGTCACAGCATGGGATATATGTGCAAAGCAGTGGAGAAGCAGTATGGATGATGAGATAACAAACTATGCACATAAGTTCAATGGTACAGGGCCTCGGCTTGATCTTTTACCAGACCGTACCAATGAACCTGAGTCTGATATATCTAAATTCATGTCCTCTGCTGGTCAGTCTTTAGCAAAGATACCCGGAGACATAGCTGAGTTTGCTGAAGATGCGTATGACACCACAGTTGACGCTGCTAAAGCTACCTACGGCTGGATGAATGAGAACGCCCTAGACTTTGCCCCTTTCAAGGGCATGACAGACGCCAGTAAAGAAGCAGAGAAAAGGTGGGGTGAGGGGGATTACTTTGGTGCTGCTGCTAGTGGAGTAGAGTCTGTAGCTTCTGGTGCTCTGGATGCTGCTACCCTTGGTACTGCTTCTGTAGCTAAAGCTGCGGCTACCAAAGGCATAGCTGCGTTTGCTGCTGCTGGTATGCTCAGTGGTGAGAAGGGTGCTATGAGAGCTATGGCTAAAGGAGACTCTGGCCTTAAACAGATTGGTACCCTTGGCACAGCTATGCGAGAGCATAAGGCTGCGGAGGCAGCGCAGAAAGCAGCACTAGCAGCAAATAAAAAACGCAAACCTATGATCATTGATGGTAAAACATATGATCAATATGGGCACGGAGGCGCTGCGCTTGCAGATGAAGCTATGCTCAGGAGCGAGCGTAAAATCTGGAAAGAAACTGGGTGGGCCAAGGACCCTGTATCTGGTGACTGGAAGTTTGAAATAAACGATCAAGCTGCTAAAATTACAGATTTTGGTACAGAGAAGATGAATAAAGGTGCAGACACCCTAGACATGGCACGACTAGGCGATGTCATACAGCATGACGAACTGTTTAAGGTGTACCCAGAATTAAAAGACACTATGGTAATGTTTGAGTGGAAACCCGGTTCTGGATACGCAGGTACTGTTACTAATAATGGCACAGTTATGAAATTGAATTTGGCGTCATTCAAACAATATGATGAGCAAATACAAAGAATTATGGGTGATGATTTTGCAGAGTTTAACACAAGAGATAGTAATCGTAACAAACTAGAAACATTGTTACATGAGATACAGCACCTAGTACAGACCAAAGAGGGGCACACATTAGGCACTAATCCCGGAGCGTTTAAGGTTGAGCAAAAACACTTTAAGGTTTGGGATGCTGACACAGAAACATTACAAGATGCACATATACTTCGGGAACTAGCCATGAATAGGAATAATGGTAAAGAGCCTACAAAAGATATAGATATGAATTTTGTTAAAGACTACTTTGAAGATATGTTTGGCTGGACACCTTCTGAGCAGTCTATAAAATTAGCTAACACCCGACAGATATCTTACAAATCTATGGGAGAAGAGATCGCTACCAGAAATAGGTATAAAAAATTTACAGCAGACCCTGATGAGTCGTATTATGGCAATGTTGGTGAGGCAGATGCTAGGCTAACCGAAGGCAGAGTTCGTTTGTCTGATGAAAGTCGTGCACGTAATTATATATATGACACAGCAGATGACACCCCTAACTCCCGCACCGGAGGAAATCCTGAAGATAGAGAGTTTCACACAGCTAGATCAATGCGTGATGTGCCCACCTCCAGTGGTATGTACGACATAAAGAAACCTGTAGCTGGTGCAGCAGGAGCAGCCGTAGTAGGCGGCAGCATGATGACTAACGCCAGTGAGGCTAAAGCCAGCACCAGAGAGAGTAACACGCAGGACTTTAGTAAGCTGTGGGGGTGGGCATATCAGGGAAAGAACGACCCTGAGAAGATGAAGAAATTCCGTGCAGATGTTAAACGCTTGTACGGCAAAGCCCCTAAAGAAAAAGAACTGCGGAAGATGTCTAGGATAGCTGCTGATGCCTTTGCAGGAGATGCAGGTATGGACCCTAAGCAGTTTGAAGAGCTTATGTACATGACAGCCCTACATGAGAGCGGTGGCGGCAGATACAAAGTACAGCAAGTTAAGTTTAGGAAGCCAAAAATACCCAAGAAAGGTGTATTTAGAAAAGGCACGATTGATACAGGGGTTGTGAAGTTATCCCTAAATGAGAAGTCTCATGTAGGTTTTTCAGAGGGTCCGGCCAGAGGCTATTGGCAAGTAGAACCACAAACAGCTAAGAATATGCTGGAGCACGCTGGTAAATTATTTGGGAATAAATTCACTAAATATACTGGGCTAAAGCAGTCAGAGCTAAAAGAAATGAACATCAGGCAGCTAGAAAGAATACTGATGGACCCTAAGGTCAACACTATGTTTGCAGCGGCTAAATACGCACAGGCTATACAAGCAAGGAAAAAGAACTCATAATAAGAAAAGAAGAAGACTCGCTCACAACGAGAAAACCCTCCCTAGAGAAATCCGGGGAGGGTTTATTTTTAGCCTTGTATGTACGTGGTAGCTGGTGTGGCTTGTGCTTCTTTTTCCGCCATCCTCACTAACTGTAACTGTAGTAAAGTTGTAAGCACCAACTTGTTCTCCTTAGACAACGTGTCATGGTAAGGTAGCAGACTATTTATTGCCACCTGTAGCTGCGGACTGCTTATCTTGTGCTCCATACATTTCCTCCAGTACTGTTTCTATCTCTAGTTGTTCCCCATCATCGTATGTGATGGTTGCCTCCTTGCCGTTGTGCATCTCCATCTCTTCATGTAGTGCCCAAAAGACTTCCTTGAACCTACGTTGGGCCGTTAGGAAGCTGTATAGGTTCTCCTGTGGCCCCATAGCCTCACTACTATCTAGTATAGCAGCTAGGTGAGCTGGTGGGTACTCCCCAAGCTCAAAGATGATGTTACCATCTGTATTGAGGAATAGTCGTGCATCACAAATCTCTGTCTCTGCTCTACTCATTTCAAAGCCTCCATGAAACTGGAAATAAGGGTTTAACAATATCCTCAATCATCTGTGCCACTTGCCTCGTCTCCTTCTGTGTTTCCTCACCTAACCTAACACCACAAAAATGTATCCAGCTACGTAGGGTACCATTCATATATAAATGGGTTGGGGTTAGCCCCTCAGGTAACAAAGTACGCGCAACCTCTTTGGCTACTCCCCTAGATAACTGCCTCTCATACTCTGATTTAGTGATATTATGAATACGCTTTTGAGTTTCATACCAATCGTGTACTGCCAGTAACTCTTCTTTATCTTCTGTATGAGGATTTATAGAAATACTATTCTGCCTGTTAGCTGTGTCTTGTAGTCTAATGTCTCTAGGTATGAAATTACTATCAACTTTTGCGTATCTTTGGCTAAATTCTTGAAATGTAAAAGACCTGTGCCTAAGTAACTGTCTACTAATATCTCTAGGACACTTAATAGACATACATACATTCACCATCTCAAAAGGACTCCAATGAGAATGCTCTATGAGGTATTTGATAAGGTTAGGTGCAGTTTCTGTGTTTTTTGCATTGGTTGGATTAGATACTCTTGCCATCTCCGCAATAAGCTGCTCACCGTTAGGTGTAGCCCATACTAATTCTACTTGCATACCTTAGGCTCCAATATTTCAAATAGTTCACTAGCTTTCTTGTATCTGCGCTCACAAAGGTAAGGGCCGATATGTATAATACAATCAAATAAATCTTTTTGTTTGTTTAACCGCCATCTCCAACTCTGCTTAAAATGAGGCTTACGGGAGGGCGCAGTATTCTCATGATAATGCCCTCCGTATTGTTTATGTAATCTCTGTATCACATCTAGGTCTGTCATCTCAACAGCTAACCAGCAATTAGGTTTCCCAGTGCGTTTATCAATAGTGCTTACAAAACAACCCTCCCCATCAATGACTCCTGCTAAGTATACATTTTCTGTATCGACAGGCTCTGGTATCACATCAACTTTCATCTTATAGCTTCTCCCACCCAAGGGTTGTCTCGCAGCACCTGTAACAGCCCTGTAGATAAGCTGCTGACAACCCGTTCCTCTTTATCTTCATCCTCCAAGTATGCAGTCCACCAGATAGCGTGCATTATCTCATGCAGTAGAGTATCCTTCTGGATGGCATTAGTGGCACCAGTGTCTATGTAGATAACCTGACCACTCTTATCACACATACCATGCACTTCAGCAGACTCCATAACTGCGCCCATCTGCTGTATAAGGAAGTCATAATGGGCTATCTTAACACTCGGCGCTAGGTACATTAAAAACTCCTATACACATCCGTCCTGACTGATATCCTAATAGTGTCTTCATCTGGTGTCATAAACCGAGACATGAGGTGCGTATCTATATCGTCTACGCACATAGTCTCTTTGTTCTCATCAACCATCAGCCTCTCTGTTATTGCTTCCATACACTTTCGCATACATATGTTGTACTCCTTTGAGCTAAGAGCTACTTGTGAAGGTAGATAATTAATGGTGCCAAAAGCCATCACACAGCCAGACTGCTTAGCCAGTCCATGTGCTCTTCATGAATAGTGTAGTACTCTAACACATCAAGGATACTAATTAGCAACTCCTCTTGCCCCTTAAGGTCATCCAGTACCACAAGCTCATATGAGTTACGTAGTGCTGTAATTACAAATTCGTCAAGGCTCTCAATCTCTAGTTCAACTTTCATTTTCCATCTCCTGTTCCCTTTTTTCCATTTCTTTAAGTGTGAGTTTACGTCCTGTACCCTCACAAAAATAACATTCTACATACTCTCCATCATCCCACAGCGCATAGAACGGTAGTCCAGTATCGCGGGGGTCAACGCACGCATGGCACAACTTCTTACTCATTTTGCTTTCCCTTTGTTTTTCTCATCATAGCTCTCCCAACAGTGGGGACACTCGCTTCGTGGTTTACGTTGGCCGGAATAATTAGGATGGTCTTTACACCCTGATGTCAACCTTTCCACCTTCTCCTTTGCCTTCACTGGTTCCGGTTTCGCTTCCATCACCTGTGATGCTATCGACATGTCCTGTAGCAGCGCCGCTATCTGCTGCAACAGACCCACCATCTGTACGTCCTCTCTCTGGCCCATCTTTTATCTCCTCAAATTCTACATCTATGATTGGTTTCTGTAGTGCCTGTTGCTTTTGCCAATGTGCGTATAGTGTGCAAGTGAAGCAGTTTTCCTTAGGATGTTTCATCTTTTGATATAGTCTCCATCATCATACTCCATCCCACAAGCTCGGATACCATCTTAAAGACCTCGCGCTTGTCTACATCCATACTTTGCATACCATTAAGGGCCGCGTCTTGCATAATATGCATACCTCTTAGCATACCAGTATAATATTGCTCATTCGCAAGACTTAGACCCATCGGGATTGATCCAACAGGCTGCTCCTTCGCTTTCTTCTGTAACATTCAGCACTCCTTTTCTGTTACCTTCTGGATTGTATGTCGTAATACCTTTACACTTACCCTTCCATGCGTTGATGTACAACATCTTGAACTCATCAAATGGCATGTCTGGTGACACATTACAAGTCTTGGATACTGCACTGTCCACATACTTCTGCATGGCAACCAGTACCCTCAGGTGGTCATCTGCACTCAGCTCCGAGGCAGTCCTACCTCTAACACCCCACTCACGGAATGCGTAGTCAGTAACACTTTCAACCACAACTCCACGGAGTGTATTGATCGTCCTATCATATTTAAGGGCGAATACTGGTTCTCCCCCCGATGAAACATTGTTTGCAGTAAGGCTAATTGTTCCAGTAGGAGCGATACTAGTGAGATGGGAGTTACGAATACCGTGCTTAGCAATAGCTTTTTGTACTGAGTCGTCCAGAGTTTTGATGAAAGCTCCAGCAAGATATTTCTCCTTATCGTATAGTGGGAACGCTCCCTTTTCTTTTGCTAACATAGCAGAGGCCATATACGCAGTGTTGGCTAAGATACTTAGAACAGACTCCGTGAACTTTATAAATCTAGGAGTGCCATAAGGTAAACCAAGAGACTCCCCTGCATTAGCCAGCCCAGTAACGCCCAAGCCCATACGTCTTTTAGACTCTGCTTCCAACTGCTGTGACGGAAGCGGATACACAGCCCTGTCAACAACATTGTCCATAGCCCGAACAGTAGGAGCAATATCGTTTTCAAAAGCACCGTAATCAAAGTACCGCTTACCATTATTATCCTCCTTGATGTACATGGTTAGGTTGAAGCTACCCAACAGACAGGCACCATTAGGAGGCAGTGGCTGCTCACCACAAGGGTTTGTAGCTGCCAATTCCTCACAATAGTACAAGTTGTTCATCTCATTGATGCGATCAATGAACAGTACTCCGGGTTCAGCCCAGTTCCATGTGGAGCGCATGATCTCATCCAGCAAAGCTGACGCATTGACACGACCGTAAACACGACCATCAAATACCAAATCAAAATCATCACCATCAATAGCTGCTTGCATGAACTTATCTGTAACAGCTACGGATACGTTGAACCGCTTGAACTTCTCTTCGTTCTGCTTGGCCCTGATGAACTTCTCAATGTCTGGATGATCTACCCTAAGGACAGCCATCTGCGCACCGCGCCTATGCCCTGCTGCCATGATAGTACCGCAGATAGCATCAAATATTTCCATGAATGAAATGGGGCCACTTGATGTACTGTCGAGAGATACAATGCGATCCCCCTCTGGGCGTAATCTACTAAAGTCATATCCAATGCCGCCTCCTAGTCTCATGGTTTCTGCTGCTTCTGTAGCAGCACGCATGATACTATCCATGCTATCTTCGATAGTGGAACTCACAAAGCAGTTGTAGGGTGTTACATTACGTGCACTGCCCATAGCCGCCTGAACACGCCCTGCTGGCAGGAAACGCATGTTCTTGTTGATATCCACCACCTTAGCGTAGTGAGCCTCATCGTCCGCAACAGCACCAGCTCCACGGATTACACCCTCTTCAAAACTCTCGCCTTCCCCCCTGTATTTTTGTGCATGTAACTCTTCTGAAATTGGTAGTGTAGGGCCATATACTTTATTCATTATTCGCTTTCAGTAAATTCAGCTTCGATAAACTTGTCAACATCTTCCTCGTCAGTAGGGGCCGCAACCAGCTCCCCACTAAGCAAAGCCTTCTTATTCACAAACTGCTCAAAGTCTTCAGCATTCTCCTGAGCGAACTCAATGAACGTGTGTACGTTACCGAGGGGGATACCATAAACCTTAAAGGCCCCAATATCCAAGTCTTTTACCAACTGCATCTGATCCGCAAAGAAAGGGTTATTGCCCAAGTCGTGTATCTTAATGTAGTGTGCCATTATACTAGGTCTTCCAAATTAACAGTTTCATATCCCTCAGGTTTTAGAAGTTTTCCATCTTCACGAAAACGGGGGTTCTCCCATTTAGTCATATTGTTCTTGTGTACTCTGTTCATAGCAGAGTCAAAGTCCATACCAAGTTGCGCTGCTGTACCCACTGCTACATACACTAAATCACAAAGCTCCTTTAGTAGTTTGCCTCTGAGTACTTTCTCACTCTCTTCTGAATACGCAAGGTCTTCAATTTCTTGAATTGCGTCCCATGTCTCATCAAACTCTTCACTAATCAATTCTTTCCTGAGCCGTAGCAAGGAGTTATCATACTTGTAAGGAATATGCTCCCCCATCTTGGCATGGAAAATGTTTAACTTGTCACCGATTGTTTGATAATTGTACAGCATCTAACTCCTCCTTCAATTCTTTAATCTGTCTCTCTAGGTCCGCAATTATTCTGTCTGCATACTTAGACGTTAAGTGATGGGGAGGGTATTTCTTATGCTCCTCCTCCAGCAATGCTTGGTATTGTTCGTAGTTCAAAAAGCGTTTCCTCATCATTTCCATAAAGTCTTGTACTTCGCCACGCATTACAAAATCTCCCTCAACCGCCTCATGCTAAATGTCTCAAGATCATAATCCCCATCTTCAACATTATGCTTCAAGAAAATACCTCTCCACCACAGATGTTCTGTGCTACGTGCAAAATCCATACTCTCCTCAAAGTAGCACCCTGCTGACAGCCCATGAATACGTTTACCCTCTGGAGTTGTCCTGTTGGCGTAGTCATACACATGTGAGTGTCCTGCTGTAGAGGATACCATGTTCTTCATTAGGAGGCTGCGTGCTGAGTTCTCTCCCCCAATAGGACGCCCCATGACACCACTCACAAAGTAGTGGTTGTAGAGCACACCGTCAATGTTCTTAGGCTGTAGGAAGGGCTGATAGTCCCACCCGTAATCTGTGTAGCCCAGATCATCCATACTGATAGTGCCGTCCATCTTGGGATCAAGCTCAATCACACGATTGATGCGTGCCTCATCATGGTTGCCACCTAGCATGGTGCGCTTAGGACGCCACTGTACCTTGCGGTTCAATGCCTGACGCCTATTGTATGCATCTATAGGGGCGTTAAAGGCGGCCAGAGACTCTCTACAAGACTCTACATCCTTGTTGTACCTGCGACCCTCAAAGCTCTTCTTGCCAAAGTCGTAGGAGCACAGAGACTCCATGTCCGCAAAATCTCCTAAACATATAATTTCATTAGGGCGATATTTCAAAGCAAACTCCCCCAACATATGAAATCTCTCTAAACTTTGCCCCGGTTTGGAGTGGGTATCACCTATAACCATATGAGTACTCATTTTATACATCCTTCCAAGTATGTCTATTCCATATATCTCTTATTGTTCTGGGGCTAACATCAAACATACGGGATAGCTCTACAGAAGTATTGTGGTCTTTGCAATCTCTTATACGTAAAACATCTAGGGTTGACAGCACTGACATGGGGTGGTCTTCACCTGAAGAAGTGTCTGATCTACCTTTGCGCACCATATCATCCATGTTGTCTTGGTGCGTACCTAAAAACAAATGGTTGGGGTTTATGCATATTTTGTTATCGCACGTATGTAATACACACTGTCCTTCAGGTACTTCCCCATTATGCACTAAGTAAGATAGCTTATGCGCCGTAGTGACTCCATAGTGAGCACTTATACGATTAGGTCCTATGTGACCATATCCACTTGTGTTAACGCCACGGGACCAAAACCAACAGCAATCAGTATCAAATATTGGAGAATATTTATTAACTCTATTTTCTAAATACTCTTTAACAGAGTCTTTGTCTGTTTTGTTTGCTAACATCAATGTACCACCACTGGCTTATAATCTTCATCATGCTCCCCTGCGTAGTCCAATAAAAAGTCTTGGTTGTTTTCCAAATGCATTAACATTCCATTAATCAGTACGTACAATATGTCAGAGCAGTCCTTGCCCGTGTAACTAAAAGTACGTAGCCGCCCCTCTTCACTCTCTTTAAACACAACGTAGCTACAATCCGTCTGCATGGTGATAATATTATTCTCCATGTCTACGCCCATTTTATCATCACTCATTTTTCAACATCCTAAAAAAGTACTCTGCGTCTATGACCACTAGTGGCTCTCTGTGGTTCTTCTTCATCACAACAACAGGCTCACCTTTTTCTTTATGCTCCTTAGCTTGATCATATGCAGCCCACACATTTAACTTCTCTACATTTTTACACTCAATAACTAATGGTATAAGCTTACGAGCAGCGGGGGACAACTGTACATCCTCACCCCCCGCCCCCATAGAGGTAGACCTTACATCATCTGGCTCAAGATCAGGAAATATCGCTAAAAACTGATCCCTTACCCATTGTTGCAGTTTCCTACCCTTCTGCTTGGCGCTACTTGTTTTCATTCGTCCAACGTGTTATTTAGTTCAGTGTAGTAAACCCACTTACGATCCTTGGCTTTACTAAAGGCTGCGGGTGCATGAGTAAGATCAGGCCAACAAGCAGCTTTGTAGTCACACCATTCACAACCAAACTTTAACTTGCGATTACCTGTGGGATTACTACGGAACTTCTCCTCCTCATCGTCAAAGCCCCTTTTAAATTCTCCTCCCTCATTGATGTACTTGATGCTGGTTGCGACATTCTCCAGTACTTCCTTTATTTCCTCCTCCTGCTCCTCCGGCGCGGAGATAACAACGAATTTGCCATTACTCTTATTGATGATAATCCACCCTCCCAATGGTTTATCATGTGCTTTGGCGTACATAAAACCCTGACCTACATAACCGAAAGGGTCGTCTGCTTTCATTCCCTCATAACCATCACGCTCGTACTTTTTAAACGCGAAGTCAGAGGCAGTCTTCAAGTCCCAGACCTTGCCATATATGATCAGATCGCTGGTCCCTGATATGGACGTATCAGCGATATCAAGTTTGGCTTTGGTCTGGTATCCCTCGATTGGTATCCCGGCTGCGTGCATTACAGCCACAAACCATTCTTCCATTAGATTTCCAGTGGCGAACCTTACTGGCATCTGTGTGGGATGAATGGGGTCCCTCTTTGCACCATCCCTAGCCATAACTAATTGGCACAAGGGCTTGCCTACGTTAGACATCCGTAGGGAAAAATCAGAGTTCCGCTGTGAACTGAAAGTAGCGGCTAGATTGTCTGCCATAACCTGTACTAATTCCTGCGGCAGTTGTACTTCGTCCTGAGCCATCTTGATTAGGTAGTTGCTGAGTTGTAAGGTTATTAGTTGCGACTCTTGCATTGTATATCTCCCTTGATCTTACTACTAGTGCGGATAGTGCTGTGTCTACTCGTTGTGCTGATACTGCGTCATGCCCTTCATACTGGGTACTAGGGATAGCTGCTGTGGGGCGTCTCCCCGATGCGGCCTCTTCCCTAAGCATATCATCCAGCTCTGCACTTACCTCCATGTACCTTTCTGCTGTATCAAACTCAGCATTAAGGGTAACACTGTCTGAGGCAGTACTAGTGTAAGTACCACCACATTGAGGCCCATCATACCAAGCATATGTATTGTATGTACGAATACGGGAAACTCTCATCTCCTCCAGCTCGGGCCGAAGGTCACCTACTACCTTATGGTTTTGCTTTGTGAGCCGCACAGCCATAAGTGAATTGCGAGTGGTAATAACAGTTACGTGGTGTACGGCAGCGTATGGGTCGGGGTACATGCTACTGCCATACAGCACACTATCCCTGTACTCCGCACCATCCCCAAAACTATTAGCTATCACAAAGTCTATGTCTTTAAGTCGTAGAGCCATTACTTTTCTCCTTTAAATAAGTGAGGGAATTTTGAACTAGTCAAGGCTCCCTCGGACCTATCTTTCACACACTTCGATCTCCCTAGATCGGGTAGTACTACTCCCTAGTAAGGGGTGGTTTTCGTTTTCCGGGATGACCACCAACCCTTCTCTTCGCTTCTGCTGCTTATCCTGCCGCTAACATATCCTCTGGCAAGTCATCTGGCGTAATGTTAAAGTCATCTGACAAGTCCGACCCGGAGAAATCTTCGGCAGCCTTAATGTTACTACGCTTACTCTGCGCTTCCTTGAACTTCTTAAGGATTTGCGCATTCTCTTCTTTGATTGTGTCTTGGAAGTCTCGGTACAAATCCATTTGATCTGGGCCGAACTCAACTTTATCCTTAGACCAATCAATCGTGGAGATAAAGTACACAAGGTCCCCACCATCATCCACGCGAGTAGCACCAAGCTTCATTGTGTATTGCTGCATCATCTTACCTTGTGCTGTAAGACCATCAATGGCTTCCGCCAAAGGCATAAAGCTTGAACCTTTTGCTACCCACGAACAAGGTACGTCTGCAACTTCTACAGCAGCACCATGCATATCTACCGCATCGGGGAGAGTTGCTGTGCCATACGTAATGTTCCAGCACTTAATGAACTTCTCCCACTTAGGGTATGCCTTCTTGACCTCACGACCATACGCCTTGGCAATAAACTCGTTACCAAGATCATCCATAACCGGAGTGTTCCAGTTAGGGAAACGTGTGGACATAAGCTCATACTTCTCTTCGTCTTTGTTGTATGCAGCATAGCAATTAACCTTCATGTATGGCTGGAAGATTACATTCTTTGCATACGCCGTTACTTTCTCACCTTCACTGTTCTCCACTGTGAGCTTGTACTTGCCCCGTGGTAGAGAGATAACCGTGTCGGGGTCAGTCTCATCCGGCAAGTAGTCCGCTTTGTAGTTTATAGACAGGCGGGGTAACAGACTTCCGTATACAACGCCTTGTCCCGACGCCTCCATGATAGCATCACGCTCTGCTGAAGACAGCTCGGATAGTGTTGCGGGTACGTTAACCCCTTCGATTGTCGCTACTTCTGTTTTTGACATTTTTGCTCCTTTTGTCATTAGCCTCATATACTATTATAGGTTCTCTCAGGGTTTTGTCAAGTAAAATCGACATAAAAGTGAAATTAATTTAAAAGTGTGACATATTTGTCACCCTGTAATTACCATTAACAATATTATCACCACTGCAATACCAAATACAAAACTCACTCGTAATCAGCATATGTAGGTTTAGTCGTGCGATCATAGTCCCATCCCTGTTGAACGCACTCCCACATCATCAATGATTGTAGTTCTTCGTCATCACTGATGTAGATAATATTTGGGCCTTGCCCCTCATTGTCTTCCTGATACTTCTCAATAAGTGCCCATAACTTTAGTTCAGCCACTTTCATCTCGTCGTCAATATTCATATAGCACTCCTGTACTTGTCCTCATACTTTGGTTTATAAACTGGCACACCTTTTACTATGGCTTTCCGAACCATGTCTGCTGTCCCATTGCCTCCCGGAAATGCGATAACTAAATCAATAGCCTCTTCTGTTAACATCTGTAGGTTTCTTATCATCCCTGCTCCATTGCCATACCTAGCCCAGTTAGCTTCGTACACAGATACATCAATACCATTGAAGGCTGCCCATGCATGACCTGCGCTATCTGCTCCCTTAGCCCCGCCATTAACCAAATGAGTGATGGGGTTTTCCTCATGTTTGTATTTCAGCACTGCCCAGATGAACTCCATCTCATCTGTGTTGTTGCCGTAGTCTCTGCCTCCGCATACTAGGATGTTCATTTATTCTTCCTCCGTTTTTCCACTCTCTCGTAATACACTCCACTCTGATCCATGCAATAACCTCTGGATACCCTCTGCCTATACTTTTTCTTTTTCTCATGCTCCATGATGTTATCTAACCTAACCTGACAAGTATACTTTTGATTATTGCCCATAGGTATAACCACCATAGCTGGTGCCGAGGAGCTAACCATAGCTGTGAATAAAAATAACCATATCATTATACTACCCTCATTTCTTTAAAGATTTGTGAAGTTATCTCTGCTGCTATCTTCTCAGCAATAGCTCTGTTAACTGCATTGGGATCATCTTCTACGTCTTCAACTGAAACCCTAACCTCAAACTCTTTACCATTAAGGATAAAACATGCGAAGGCTCTATCCTTCCAACTAGAGTAGTCTTTAGCTCTTACAGCCTTAGCCACACTGATGAAGTTCTCCTCAATATCCTCCACCATAACATCTGTAACACTAGCCCACGCTTGCTTCTGTAAATCTTCAAGATGCTTAGCCTGTTCTGATGTAGTGGCGTATTGGTGGTTTACAGTTTTGTCATACGGCACATACTCAGTATGTGTACGTACTGGATAAATTTTATCAAACATTATCTGCTAAACTTTCCTATTTCAGTTTGTTCCATCAAATTCTCTCCTATGCTTATCTCAATCTCCAATGGGTATTCAAGCTCAAAGCCGTAGAACTCCATACACATCTCTGGGATACTTAGCATACCCTTCTCAAGTATCTTGGCAATCTCATCCTCCTCACCGGGATAGACATCAATCTCGATATCATCATGCACTGTGAGGATGACAAGGGATTTCAGGTCCGACCGTAACCGCATCAATCTCCCCACAGCTATGCACGCCAGAGGCACTAGGTCGCCCGTAGCGAAGCCTTGGACTGGGTAGTTGACTATCTGCGTAGTGTACTTCACATAGCCTGTCTTGGTCCTCACAGCGCCGGGGAAGTCATACTGACGCCCTGAGGGTAGTGTGATACGCTTGTACTCCACTGCCGTTGCCAGCAAGGTGTCATGCCACGCAGTAAACCCATACTTCTTCATAAAGGCTTTGTAGTATGCTACCTGCCTTGGTGTACCAGACATTCCACCATACAGAGGTTTAAAGGTGTCTGGTTTGGCGTCCTGTCTGTCGATGTCTGGCTCATTATCATACGCATTGATGGTGTCTCTCGTAAAGGAGTGTACGTCCACCCCGTTGCTAACATCATACAGCACCACTGGGCACTTCGATAGATACCCTGCTACCCGGAACTCCAACTGGCTAAAGTCAGCCTTCATGATACTACCACCGGGGAACCTAGATACAATAGCCCTGCGGATAGGGAAGGTGTTCCCACGTGGCATATTCTGTAGGTTAGGCCCACTGGACGATAAACGTCCTGTAGCAGCTACACACTGGTTCAGAGAGGTGTGTAGTACATCATCAATGTCCAGCCTACGCTCAATACCCTCTACGAAGGTGGAGAGGTAGAAGGACACAGCATTGTACCTAGCATACTTAGCCATGAACTCTCTGGCATCCCCTATGGCACCACTAGCTAACGAGGCAAGGGTGTCAGCATCACAGGAGAAGCCACTGGCAGACGTACCTCTAGGGCTGGTAGCCACCAACATAAACCCTGCTACATGCCCTGTAGGCTTGTAGACAACACCTACACCGCCGCAATCCTTACAGGTGGGCATCTTCTTATAAGGCACACCCTTGATCGTGACCTTGTGTATCCAGCCCTTACCCTTACATGGCTTACAGTGTGTGGCAGAAGTCTTCTGGAAGATAGTGCTCATGGACCTCACAGCCTTGTTAAACTGAGAGGGGTTCATACGTGTGCGAGGGAGGTCCCGCTTCTTATCGTCCTTCTTGATGTTGAATACATCTTTCCATTCCTCCTTATCCCTGATCTCACGGGAATATAGAAGCTTGGACATAAAGTCATTGGAAGTTAGTGATACAGGCGTGTCTCCTACAGCATCCTGCGCCATCTCCATTAGACGTACACGGAGTTGGTTATGCTCATAGATATACGCTGCTTTGACCTCTTGTAGAGCCTTCACGTCTACAGGCAAGCCATTCTTCTCCATCTCTGCCAGTTCGTAGGTGAACTCATTCATCATACGAAGGGTAGGGAGAAGTCCCTTGTTTGTGTCTTTGTCGTATTCTTTTACTTGTGCCAGATAGAGCAAGCCACCAGTGACAATATCACCACGACCATATGGCTCTACCACATCGTCCCAAGGCATAGCTTCAAAGCCAACCTTGTTGCTTAGATATTCCTCTGTAAGATCAGTCTTCTTCTGAGGAAGCCGATACTTCTCTGCCAAGGCTTTAAGTTTGAGGGGGGCACTCTGTCCGCGTAGGAGGATGTATTCTGCAATCATAGTGCACCATGTAGCGCCCTTGTACTTAAGGCCACATGCGTCAAGCCATGCAATCTCATGCTTGGAGTTGTGTGCTACCAGAAGATCAGTGTTGTCCAGTACCTCTTGGACACGCTCGTAACCACCCTCTGTTGCAGGTTCCTCGTTATGTTGGAAACAGAAATACTCTACATCTTCGTCTGTAATATCAGACACTGTGTCATCAAATGAATAAAGCCCTAATGATACTAAATAGTTGTCCTCACTATAGGGGGATATAATCGTGTGCTTCTTAATCTTGCCGTCCCGCCCCTCATATTCTTTATAAGTAACGGAGTTTTCAACGTCCAGTATTGTTACGCGCATTACTTCTCCATTGTCAGCTTACGATACATATCTTCCCAATAGGCTGCACGTTCACAAGCCATCTTGTCCGTCTTGCGTAGTCGTTCTATTTCGTCAGCGGCCTGTAGGATAACATCTTTTGGGCAGTACTCATGGTTAAGGCGCAGGTCTTCAACAATATCCATTATTCAGTCCCTCTCAGCTTTGCAATGGCGGTTTGACGTTCTTTTACTGTGTAGCCGTGGCCCTTACCAGCGTAGTCAAGCACAATCTCCAGCGCCTCTTGGTCAAGCTGTGGCTTTGCGGCCTCGTAGGTTGTGATGGCTCTAGCCATATAGCTCAACAGTTCAGTGGGTGCAGTGTTGTCGATACTGACGCCCATGAATGCCTCAAGAGCAGCTTTCAATGCTTTCTGGTCAATCATTTCTCACCCCTTACCTTTGCAAGTGTAGCTTGTATTTCTGTATGTCCTCGTATCTCATTCACAAACATAAAGTCCTCTTGCTTGTACCATGTAGCATCACCATACCTGAATACCCATCCACCATCAACCCTGACAATGAAATGGTAATCCTCATCCACACTGGATTTAACCCAGTACCACCCGTCATTCATCATCTGCTCTGTTTCCATGCAGCTATACCGAAGCAACCAAGACAAGCAACCAAAGTCACTAGCTGTAGCCAGCCCGTAGTAACTTGTACTACTACCATCCATGTAGTGCCTAAAATAGTAAAATACTGTGTATCACTCATCATCAACCTCCGTTTCAAAATACCTAAACCGTGTAATATCATCCAGCTTATCTTCAGGGTAGCCATTATCAATCCACCACTGGTCGTTAAGGTCCCCCACCTTAGGTGCAGGTTTAGGGAACCCATACTTCCACCCTGAAGGTGGATCAATCATTAATACTTTCACAATGAACTCCCAATAAACATTAGAACAAGGAAGGCAGCAGCATATAGAACATAGATAGCATCCTTACCCCCAAACTTCTTCTCATTGTCATGGTGCTTGAGGCCAAAGGTTTCCCAAGTCACTGGTCTAGGGTCATCCAGCCAGTTAAGTCCTCGCCAGTTCTTGATCCTACCAAACTCATTAAGAGGCTGCTCTTTATCAGTCATTAAACAAAGCCTTCTCTTTATCCATATGGCAGATCACATGACCATGCCATGAGTTAATCTTATTCTTGTCTACATTGATTTGTCGTGTCTCTTCGTTAGGATGTACCTGATCATTGTAACCAATACCAATAATAAGGTCAGCGGTAGCTTGCTTAGCTGTCTTGGAGTTCTCCATCATGTGCTTCTGTATGGTAGCTAAGCCTTGTGCTTCTACAGAGGCTTGTGTGACTGCAAATATAAGACAGTCCCTCCGCTTGGCAATCTCTCGGGTATACCTGTAGATAGACCCTAATTTCTCCGTATCGCTGTTGTGCGCCCCTCCTATCTGGAAGTTATCCAACTGATCAAGGAACACAACATCAGGCTGGTTCTCCTTGCACCATATATCCACCTCTGTGATATCCATGCCCACACAATCCATCATGTGCAGGTTCTTGGATACTGGGCCAAACTTCTCATTGACCGTAGTCTTGTCTGCCAGCATCTCTAGGATGGTCTTCTCTGTGTAACTAGAGATAAGGCGAGTATACATAGCCTTGGCAGGGTCCTCGTTGATGAAGTAAGCAACCTTAAGCCCTTGCATAAGGAAACCAGCAGCCTCAGAGCAAGAGAAGGTACTCTTACCTATCTCTGTACGTGCGAAGATAATCGCAAAGTGGCCTCGACCTGCTCCGGGTACTTGTGCCCTCAGACTAGGGAGGCGGAACTTGAACAGGTGTTCCAGTGATACAGAGTCCAACAGACTATCAAGATCATACTCAATCTCTTTGAAGGTGTCTGCATCAAACTTGTCATCGTCTAGGTCACCGAGCATGAGCTTAAGGTTAGCTGTAGTGGCTACAGAGCCATTGATAACCTTAACAGCCTCCTGAGCCACAGCACGGGCACTCTCACGCCTATGCACACGCTTCATGATGTCCACAGCCATATCATTGGGTACAGCATCACTGTGTGCCATGTCGTCCAGTACAATGGCTATGTTATCCCTCTGACGGGTGGTCATAGCAGGGTTGAACTCATTGTGGAGCCTCTTTACCACAGAAGGGGTTAAGTCCTCTGTGTACGTCTCCTGAGCCTGTTGTACCGTGTTCCACAAGGGTTGCAGGTTCTTGGGGAAGTATTCTCTCTTTACAAGGTGTTTGTTATCCTCATAGAACTCATGGTTCAGCAGCTTAAGTAGTAGTTGTTTTTCCATTTAGTACTCCTCATCTGTGTCATCTCCCGGAGAACAAAACCATAAAATATAATCTTTATACGCCTTGAGCTTTTTATTAAGTGCTTTGTTCGTTCTAGTTAGGCTTTCTATTTTATCTGCTGCTGCATGATCAATCCTACAAGACATATTCTCCTCCGGACCTGCATTGTTGCGCAGCATCTCTAGTAGTGTCATACCTTAGCCCCTTCTGGATACAAAGCCTGTAGCCTTGCCAGTTCTTTGTGGTCTTCTTCTATCTTCTTGAGCCGTTTAATCTCTCTTGCTGTGTCAGCTCTGATCTTGGCGGTAGCTGCCTTGGCCTTACGTTTCTCAAAGGCTTTGTCTGTCTCACCGGAGTATGAGAATACAGTAACCTGAACATCATCATAGGTATACCCATTATGATCATGCTGTGTATCAATTGTTATCTTGGCATCATCACCGTGCTTCTCCTGTAACTCTACTAGATCATCAATCAGGTCAGTGATCAGTACCTTCCTCAAGTATAGGTATACGTTATGGTCAGTCTCTATTACATTACGTTTCATGCTGGTATCATCCCTACCACTGCTGCACCTGCAAATACGATTACAAGTAAGCTAATCATTATCATAAATATTGCTTCACCCATAGTCTTCTTTCCCTTTCATGATGGTGTCTATCATTATCTCTGCCATTTTAAGTTGGCTAAGAGCAAACTCTAGTTGTCTGGTGTTAGCTACATCATCAGGGTAATAATCCTTTAAGGCATCTTCATACCCATACTTGTCTCTCCAGTATTCCCACATATGGTAATCAGTCATGTTATCATCCTACTGATCAGGCTTATTACTACCGCTATGGTTACCCATAAGAAGATAGCTCCTGCCAAGGTGAAACATATCCACCTTATGCCTCGTATTATCTCTTTAGCTTCTAGTGTAAACATCTAATCCTCCTTAAATCTGAAATCCACTGGGTGTTAAACCTCATGGGGTACAAGTTCTATTATAGGTTCCCTCAGGGTTTTGTCAAGACAAATCGTACAAACACCCTAAAATAGTTTATAAGTGTTGCAGGAATGTCACACTATCCCATGCCATATACTACAACTAGTAGCATGAAGGCTAGGAGACACAAGACGAATACCTCATCACCTTGCATCAGAATGGCCGCTTGGGTGTTGTATCAGAGATTACCTTGGTGTACTTCTTTTGAATATGCCATATCTCAATAGTGTTAATCTGTTCTTCATCAAACAATAACACACGTAAATCATCACAAATCTTCTCCACCAACTCATTGTTGGCCTCATCACAACATCTAGGCATGTAGCATCCTTTCTATTTTCTCTCGGGCGGACAATACTTGTGTCACATCCCATGCGTAGTATCCGTTATATAGTTTGCGCTTATTGGTATTATTAATTAACCTGATACCATGTGAACCGAATGTCTCACACACTGTGTATGTGCCATTGTAGTAACCAGCAGGGTAATCGTGCTTTTTACGCTTCACCTTGTCCCCCACCTTAAATCTATGTCTGTTAATCATACTAAATCTCCTATTTCCCATCTAATTTGATCAGGTTGCATGTATTTAAGGTCATCCGTGATGGTAGCAACCTTCGCATTGGTGTACATGGATACCTCTAGCTGCATGTCAATGCCCTTGTTGTGCGCATCAGGGTCTAGGGCAATAATAATACTATCGTACTCTTTTATGACAGGTACATAGTAGGGGTTCAGATTTGTACCCATCAATGCAATTCCGTCAGCTTCACAACTCACAGCACAAGCAGACGCTGCATCCTCCACCAGCACCCCTACCTTGGGATTAGGATACTCGGGGAAGCCAGCTACCCCATATTGGGGGATAACTAATGGATGGGTGTTTGCTAGGCTGTAGACCCACCACTTAGGGGCACTGGAGCCTCCAGCTAGTCTACCTACCGCACCCTTACAGATGCCCTCAGACCAGCTTACAAAGACATGGCGGTCCAATACAGGGTCATACATGATGTCTGCTCTGTCTTCCTCATAGGCGTCCAGACAGTTATTCACCTTAAGGTAGTCCATAGTCTTCTTGGATTGTCGTGCTGGTACCCATATATCAGGTATCTGGAACAGAGAAGGGGTCCTGACATCCCCTCTCTGGAGGAACATCTCTAGCTCCTCACTGCTTAAGCGCACATCCGAAGTACCGCCTACTACACTACAGGTCGCTGAATAGCAGTTCCATACTGTTCCATCGAGCGTCTTGGTGACCGTAAAGGTGTTACCACCACCACATTCAGGGCAATCCGTCCTGTGTACTACGTCCATGTCAAGGTCGATGGAGTCTATATATTCCTTGATATCACTCATGTAACATGGCCTCAATCTTCTGTCGAGCTGTCATAGGTTCTAGTTTGTAATAGCTAGGTAGATACTTTGTACCTCCCATCCCTTCTAGGCATATTGTATACGTACAGCTATCCTGATGAAAACCTAACTCTTGCACACTAACTACTTTTAAGTTTTGATTTTTATCATAATCGTCGTCAAGTTTGGGTGCATACGACACTATATCACCAACTTTGAATTTGTTTCCTCCGTTAAGCATGGAGCATCCTCTCTATCTTCTGACGAGGTGTCATAGCATACAGGTGAAACCCATTAGGTACAATAGTGCGGGTATTGTCATAAATACCTTCAAGGGCCATGACATAAGTGTAGTCAGCGTCACGAAACGTAGGTTCCCCTATCTCTAGGACTTTGCTAGGCTCCCCAAATATACTATGGCCCGGAATATACACCATATCCCCTACCTTGAAGTTGTTTCCTCCGTTAATTTCACTCATGGAGCATCCTTTCTATTTTCTCTCTGGCGGTGGGGACACACAACTCTAATTTTTCAGCCCATATACCATAATGGTAATTCCCCCTAAAGGTGGTAAGCCCGCTTCTTGTTGTTTCCGACTTATCTACTATTCTGATACTACCTGCGGGGTGATCTGCTGCGCTGCTATCATTGTTGTACTTGACCCTAACTCTGTCCCCCGGTTGAAAACAATACGTCATGCCGCCATCCTCTCCATAGCCTTGTACTTCTTGTTGAACCAATCCAGCTTGTTCTGGTCATAGCCGGACAGCTTAGCCTTGATAAAGTGTCCCCCATCGAAGAACATCTCTACAGCCTTGTCTCTTGTGATGATAGCGTTGGACTTGTCATCCTGATCTGGTGACCATCCCAACCGTAACATGAAGTTTAGCACAGCCTCAGGACTATACCCTTGGTCACGATACCACAGCATAGATGCAGCATCATCACGCTTGGACATCTTCTTGCCGCCCTTGGTGATAAGGCTTACATGCTGTACGTCAGGGAACGCTGGCCCTAGATTACCTACAATTTGGTTATGGATGTGCTGGTGTTTAGGAAGGTTGAGTTCATGATCATTGCCACGAATGATGTAGTTAGTATCCATGTCAATATCATCCAGCACAGAGGCAAAGTGATATGTAGGGGAGCCGTCTGATTTCATCATCACTAGATGATTGTCCTCCTCAAAGGGCGCAGTCAGTCGCAAACACCCATCATCAATAAACCCTTTATCACTATGTTTAAACATACGCACAATATCTTCGTACCTATCTTGACGCTTACTCTGGTAATGGATTTCATCATAGTCCAGCCCGAGCCATTCCATTGTCTCAAGGATTACTTCAGTGTGTTCTGGCTTGCTGCGTTCCAAGTCGGTATCATCAATCCGTAGAATGAATTTACCTCCGGTGGCCCGTGCAGCAAGCCAGTTAAAGTATGCAGTGCGTGCTGTTCCAAGGTGCATGTCACCTGTAGGTGATGGAGCAATACGTGTGTTAAGCATGTAACATCCTTTCAATCTTTTGTCTAGCTGTCAGTTTAATTGGTGCATCACAGTCTTTAAACGCCCCATACCAGTAGTCATCCCCGTAGGGCAAATCATAAATATCTCTTTCATCGTGGTTTAGGGGGTGCCCTCTGTTATTCTCCACACCACTCATGATGAAGTCATAGCCCTGAGCCTTAAGGTCGCAGCCAGCGACAGTTAAGCGACACACAGTACCTATTCGCACTGAGGAGGTATCTGTCCAGCACCTAACCTTATCACCTAGTCTAACATCTCTTTCCATATCACTAACCTTTCAGGAAATTCTCATCACCTTTGATGGTGTAGAACATATAAGGCAGACGATAACCACTCATGTTGTAGTACAGAGTGTCCCCCTTGCGTTTTTCTTTCAAGGCAGAGTGAGAGTATTTGACACCAGCACTGTTAACAATGGTGATCTCATTGTATCCTCCTGTAGCCTCCTCATTCGCTTGTGTCAGCTTAAACAGGTTACTATCAAAGGTCATGTTGTCTGCTGGTCCCGGTGGACGCCCCGGCTCATCTTTTTCCTCCGCAGGTTCCTCGCTATCATCATCCACAAGCTCTCCTGCATACACACCAGTAGTGTACATATCCTGATACCAGTCGTCAATATCCCCTTGAACCATCTTAGCCCTGTCATCCCCATCCTCAAGTATCTTCAAGCTCTCAATGTTAGAGAACAGATAGTATGCAGTGTTCACCAAGTCCTTGAGTTCTTCAATGGTCTTGTTAGCTGTCTTGACCTCATCAACAAGGATATCTCCCTTCTTATACGTCCATTTCTCAATGATACGTGTAGCCATGTAGATGTTAGTGGGTAAATCCTCCCCTAGTACCCATGTAGCCGTGGAGTCATATGTACGTGGGATATCCTTCTCATACAAAGACACATTGCGGATAGTGTCGTTCTGGCTATTGCCCTTCCAGAAGTCATCATCCTCATACCAAGGGTCTGCGCCCATGCCATAGCCGCTGTAGCCACCATAATTCCCATAACCACCACTCCGGTAGCTATTAGTGTAGACAGGAACTGCCGTGTGATCTCTGACCGTTGGAAGGTCTTCCCACTTAACTTTGAGCAGGATAGGCAGCAGCGTCTCGTTGAGCCACGGCCAATCGAATATCTCCTCAGATGTGTGCTGGTTGTCATAGCCCACAGAGATATTGGTACATTCAGGGATGAGTTTCATGTAAGAGGCGGTGTCCGTATAGGAACCTGTAGCCCCAGTAAAGCCTGAGGTAGTAGCCCTATCAGGGTACTTGTCATCCAGACCAGCGTCTAGTTGAGTTGACAGAGCCTCTACAAACGTATCAGAGCAACATTCACCGGATATTTGTGTGTCCACAATGTCCAAGTATCCTGCCCTATCAAACGCAATAGCACGCTCGTACCCTTCCAATATCTCAGGTGTAGAGGCAGCGATATACTTAGAGCCTACGCGACCTTGCTCCTCCCCCATATGGAAGATGTACAGCCCCGGTGTACCAGCCTCCATAAGCTTGAGCATAAGCCACACACCCACCTTGTCATCAGCACCAAGCACACATTTCTTGTTGTTCTGCTTAGCAAAGATGATCCCCTTCTTCTTGTCCCCCGTGTATTGATACAGACGTAATGCACCAAAAGCGTCATGCACAGTGTCCATATGGGAACTAAAGATAGTCTTGGACCCCTCTCCCACAACCGCACGTAGATTACCCTTCTCATCGAGAGTAGTCTCAATAGATAGTTTAGCACAGACAGCATTGATGATACCCACAATGACCTTCTCTGACCCCATAGGTGTAGCCAGACGAAGGAGAGCATGAAGTACAGGATCAATGTCCCCCTTCTTAACTCGTTTGTGGGGATCAACCTTGACAGGAAGATTAGTCACCACTTTCTTATTGATTGGTCCTTTTGACATTATTCCACCTTACTTTTCAAATTGACTTGTTGCACGATTAAATCTGTTCATGCCCCGTGTTACATTGATGTTGGGAGGGGCGATTGCCTTGCCGAGAGTGAGTACACCTTCTTTTATTTGGCCTTTTTCTGTTAGGAACCTATAGGTGCTCCGCGTGATTGTCATTGCCATGTCACCGTGAGTGATGTTCTGGTAACCGTGAACAGTCAACGGGTATTCTTCTTCCGTCTCATAGGTGTGCCCCTTGTAGTGAGGTAAACCGCCACAAGAGATACAGGCTTCTCTGTTGGTGAACATATCACCATGAACATCATCAAGGAAAGCCATTTCCCGAGCTATCCAGATAGTTGAGTGGTCTGACCGTTTTGCACGACCATACCCGTCATTCTCTGCACACTCATCACAGCAGTAGTTGGAGTTATCGTTAGTTAGCACAGCGTACCTACCACAATCCCCGCCACAACGCACACACTGTGCACCAGTGATATGATTGTGGGTTATGAACCCTGCATAGGTTTGGCTGCGTACCTTAGGTACAGGGCGTGTGTCTTCCATTGCTTGGGACCACCTGTACTCATCAGTATCTTCAAGGTATTCCACATTCCAGTACATATTAATGGAGTCAACGTAGGGGAAAGGACAGACCTTTTCTCCGTTATCCTTTTTATATGCTGGTATAGTGAAGGATGCAGTACCGCATTCAACCATGTCATCTTCTTCCATCTGCTCCCACCCCTGCTCTTGAAAGTATGCACGCAGGGCACGACCATCTACCTCACCGGAGGAGTACATCTTGTAGTTGAATACATCATCGTTGATGACAATACAACGTGTGGTGACACTATCTCTCTTTCGTACATAAAAGCCCCGTACATCAGGATTGTAGAAGTACCACACGACAGGGTGCATCACCTTTTCAACAGGTACGCCCTTCTGTACTTGACTGAGGAAGTCACCACTCCACTGACCAGCGTGCTCACTACGTGACACCATACAAGACTGCTTACTCAGCTCGTACATATCAATCCAGTCTTGTAGCGTTAGAGCTTCCTTGACCTCTACAGGAAGGAACTCCTCCGCGATGTTGTCTGCTACATCACGCATTTGTGATGCAGTATACATATTACCCACTAGGGTAAACTTGTTCATGAACTTAGCCATAGTGTAATCTTTGGTTCGCTTCATGTTAGCGATAGCGCGAGCAGGTGTCTCCCACTTCTTGTTGCGGGGGTTACCTTTGTCAGCCTCAATGATGGTAGCCATGATATTCAGGTTATCTGTACCAGAGCACCACCACACGTTGCGGAGAGTGTTATTGGCACTAGGCACAGGGATTTTAATCTCCTCATGTACTCTGACCGAAACAACACCCTTGTTGACCACGACGTAGGACAACGGCATCATTGGGACACCTTCACCCCACTCAAGGTAGGTGTGTTTCTCTGCATAACCACAGTGATTAGCAATAGCACCAGTTAACCTGACTGCCCTCTCACTAAAGTGGCGCATCAACCGAGCAGCAGTAAGGATACCCTCATCACTGTAGAACTTATCGTAATGCTCAGCAAACTCCTTTTCGCCTGTGTCTGCATCCTCTGACCAACCAGTAATCAGCTCACGCAGTTGGACCTTAGTCTTGGCCCCAGTTGAGTTGGTAAAGTATCCGCGCATGTCTTTCTCCTTCAGTAGATTACATATATAGTTTTAGTGTCAACTACAGCAAGGTATATGTAGTCCTCACCGTACACCAATGATGGATTAATTTCCATCCAATTAACAAATTCCAATAATGTAAATATATGCTGTATCACAATACCCTACTTAGTTTAAAGAAAGTGGAGGGACTTTCACCCTCCTGTGCCTTTCAGCTAATCAAGAGAAGTCTTCGTGGATAGCAGCTTCAATAGTGAAACCACCCACGATGACTACGCCCTTATCCCCATTAGGGGAAGACGCTGCCTCACCAGAGTCGATGTTGATCGACTGCCATGCCTCAGGGCCGGAGGTAGGAGGGTCAGTACGCACACCCATATGGGCGTATGTAGCACCATCCATCTCTTTGCCTTTGGCGCGAAACAGTTCGCCAAACTTCACATCCTTACGCTGGACATGATTACTCTTACTACCCTTACTCACGTTGATAAAGTTATTGCTCATGGAGTACTCCCTATGTTGAGCGTTAAGTTGGCTTACTTGAGGTTACCAACAACCTCATGCGCTGATTGCGCAATCTTGTATTGGGCGTTGCGCTGTGCACAGGCCCTATAATAATCCTTATCCATGTCCGGCAGCTTGTCCCATGGCTGGTACTGCTTGCCTATAGCACGTGCCTCTGTGACGTAAATCCTTTTTGCTGGAACATTCCATTTGTATTGTTGTTGTTTACCAGATGACATGAGCTACTCCTTTGCTAGCATAATTGGGGTTCCTGACTGGATTTGAACCAGTGTTTCTGATAAGGACCAACATTGAGGCAATCTCATCAGCGTCCTAGACCATCTAGACGACAGGAACATTGGGGTTTCCAACTGGACTTGAACCAGTGTTTCTCTCCGTTTTACAGATGAGCGTCCTAACCAACTAGACGATGGAAACATAATTGGAATAACCTTCTGGAGTTGAACCAGATATCTCTGTGTGTTATACAAGCGTGCAGTGGCCCTATAGAAGCGTACACCCTCCACCCAGTGTCTTTACCCTTAGACGAGTGGCTATATTGGGGTTCCGTGCTGGATTTGAACCAGCGTTTCAAGTAGCAAGCTACCAGCGTCCTAGACCATCTAGACGAACGGAACATAATGTCTTTCCTTATTGTTCAAGTATTATACACTAACCAGCTTCTTATGTCAAGCGAGTAGCATAGCTTCGATCTTCTGTCGGGCAGTCTTTTCGTAGGGGTTAACCTCGTCGAAGCCAAGCTCCCAGTTGTCTCCACTATCATCATTCACATACAGGTACATAATGCCATTGTTAGCCGTATAGATTTCCGTTACCTCATACGGATCACCCTCTGTGAAAGCATGGTATTCATACTCCTCTGTTACATCCTTAGGGATAAGTACCAGATCACCTACTTCGTACTTCATTTCTTTCTCCCCTTGAAGGGATCACGCTTTGAGATGTTATCCCAGAACTCGTCACCTGTTAAGCTGCTCATGTCTCTCTCCTTATTGTTCTTACAGTATACACTACCTAAAGGCTTATGTCAAGCCAATAGCATAGCCTCAATCTTCTCTCGGGGAGTTGTGAGGGCAGGAGTTACATGTCGCTTATTGATCCACAGATCAGTTCCCCTGTCATCTACTATGTCACAATTACCATTGTCCCCTACATACTCTACAATGTACACTTTCCCTTCAGTGTACACACCCCATTCATTATCCGGGTGCACGTACACCTTATCTCCTGTCTTACATCGCATTAGAAGTCCTCACAACCAGTTTCGATGGTGAGATTTCCGACCGTAACAATGTGTGGTACCTTAGCCACATGCTTATGCACAGAGACAGTATGCTGTATCTCTTCAGTATCACGGGACTTGGCGAACTCAATAGCCCACTCAACATGTGGTCCTAAGTCCTTTGCCAAAATCTCCGTGGCGTATGAGATAGTTTCATCCAACTGATAGAAACTCTTTGGTGTGATTGTGATGTAGTACATTATCTTATCCTTCTTCTTTTTCAATGCACGTAACTCTTTCATCGCTTATGTCAGAGTATTGATGGTTATCAACAGAAGCAGCAGCACGTAGCACATCTGCTTTTGTGGGTACTGTGTCACTCTCCAACGTAATATGGAGCGTTACAACACTTTCAATTTCCGCTGCATAAATAGCCATTCTCTTATCCTTCTATTGAGGGGCCTGAAATATTTTGCTTAGGCATATTCATCCACGCCTCACCATACATAAGCACACAAGATTTACCCTTGGGGGAAGTGGACAACAGTGTCCAGCTACCAGTAGGGGACACCAACACTTCAATTACATTACCGTTGCTGTTGAGGCCCATAGATGTGGTAACCTCTTTGTGCGTGGCCTTGAGTGTCTCTATGTATACTTTTCTATCGCCACACACTACTTGTGCATTGGCTTGGGATGAATAACCTAACAGTATTGCTAGGATTACAAAATATTTCATGTCTCTCTCCTATTTCATGAGCATTGCTTCTATCTTTTGTCGTGGGGTTCTGTTAATAAGGGTGTAATTACTTGTAGAAAACTCGCTATGGAATGCATTTGAAGTGCGATGGGGATAACGTAAGTCTCTGAAACGCACCCTTTCATCTATACTAACTACTTTTTTATGTATGCCAGTATGGTTGTAATATACTTCCATACCAATTACCGGGGTAATTTTCATTTCTTTCTCCTTATTGTCCCTACAGTATACTACAATACAACGCTTATGTCAAACCTCGTTGAAGTTTCATGAAGGTAAGCCCACCATTCTCGTTAGTCACACGATCAATGTGCACACCTACATCGAATATAAGGTCAGCCATTTTCTCCTTCTTGTAGTTGTTACGCACAAACTCAATGTCATGCAGCAAGCCGAGAGCCTTGGTGAATACCTCTACAGCCTCCTCATGGGGCACATCAAGGTAGACAGGTGTCCAGTCATCACTCTCCTCCCGACCATTTGCGGATACAGTTCTGGTCTTACGACGGGCTAGGTTAACCATCAGTCTTCTCCTCTTGCTATGTCTGCTACAGCATATAGATAATCGAATGATACAGGTGTGTAGTTAATCGCCTCCACACATGCGTTGAAGTATTTAGGGTGAGCTACCCTGTTAGCGTGAAGATGACCGTGGACATTTAGCCCTACACGCTCCTGCTCAACAGCACCAAGCTCCATAGGTGCATGAGTAAGCCATAGCCCGTTGATTTGCCGGATACCATAGAGTTGTTTGAAGTACTGGAGGTACACCTGTGATTTGTACAGGTCATGATTACCCAACACCAGACGTTTACTGCCATTCATCTCATTCATAAGGTGAAGGGCAGACTTACGCATAGCTACGTCACCAAGGACATATACTTTGTCACCGGGAGACACAACAGAGTTCCAACTCTCAATGATACACTCATGCATATCATCAGTGTTAGCAAAGTCACGCAGAGGCTTATCATCATGCGTGAAGTTTAACACGTTGTTGTGACCTAGATGTAGGTCAGATATGGCAAATACTTCAGGCATTACTCCTCTCCTTCCCAATCATCAACATCAAAGTTAGCAGCCATAAGACCAGCCTTTACAGATATGTTGAAACAGTTGGTACCATCATGATCACCTTCAAAGGAGTCAGTGGTCTTGTACGCATGTGTCATGTATGACTTGATCCACCCAAGCTCATCCTTGGTGAAGTGTAGGCCAGCAGCCTCTTTCTCAATGGCACGCTGATCCGATGGAGTAAGCACAGCCTCACGCAGAGCAAGATACTGTTCATTACTGATTACGAGGTTGATGTTAGGCATTGATAGTCCTTCTGTTTGAGACGCTTTCCAACTGTCCCTATTGTACCATTATGACACACTTATGTCAAGTCAACCACATGGACTCTACTACAGGTGTTTCCCTCTTTTTGCTTACAGCCAGCTTGATTGCTGCCTTCTTCGCTGTCAGGGCAATTTCCTGCATCTCAATGTTTTTGAGCTGACGGTGGAGGAACCACTCCTTGTGGCCCATCCAGTATTTCCAGTTGCGTGAATTTTCCATTTCTTTTCCTTTTTCTGACCGTAATGACCGTATTTATCCCGCCTCTGCCATTTCTCGTTCCTCTTTTTCATTGATGGCATCTTCTAGCCAATCAACAGAGTCACTATGAATATAAGCCGACCCTAGACTACAACGCTTACCACTTATCTTTGTACGAAGTAGACGTATTAATCGTGCGTCAGTACCATCTGTAGTGATAGCTAATCGTACTATTCCCTCGGCAGCATCAGTGAAATACATGGAGGTATCCGTTAGGTTAATCTTTTCCTTAGTTGCCCAACTATGTAACTTGTTGATAGCTAACTTACCCAGTAGTACAGTAGAGCCAGTAACAGAGAGGAATAATGTAAGTTTGAATACAAAGAACATACCGATGATCCACAAAGCTACATCAGGTACACCCTCAACCAAACCACTAATAGCTTCCAGAAACGTCTTAAAATCTTCCATTGTCTTTCTCCTTATGTGACCCAAAGATAGCCCAACATGCCAAGTACAGCGACGCTATACATACAGAAGGCTATGACGAATAGCAGGTAGAGGTTTCTCATTTCCTTTTCCTTTTCTTCAAGAGTTTCTTTGCAGCTACACGGGCGCGATGCTCCTCCGGTGTCCTCTTGAAAGGTGTAAAAGTAGTTCTGCCCTTGTTACCTGCGTAATAATGCCCTGCCTCTAGGTTTTTCTTACTCATCGTCATCCTCCTCACATGCAGGGTCATCAGGATCAGTGATACCATTGGCTACAAACGTACCAGCCTTGTAAGCCTTGGCACCATCAATGAAACCTTTGGAGTGGTATTTGATTGCGAAGTCCTCGTTGTACTTACGCTCCAGCTCTTGCTCAATAGCTATGCACTCATCAACACTGGCAGCCTTCCTTGGAAGACCTACAAGAGTAGTCTTTGCAATGAGAGAGATAACCTCACCCTCATGATGATCATATGCAAATCCAGTATGATGCAACACTTCCTTCAGGTAGAAGTTAATGATGTTCATTTCGTCATGTGTGAATGTGGGCATTAGCTTGCTCCCCTTGCATGTGCATCAGTACGAGCGATGTACCAGCTACGTGCTTCATCAGGTGACACAATGTGCTTGGTCACTTTCTTACCTGCTTTCACATCAGCTTTGTACTGGGTATACAGGTCCCGTTGCTCTTGTGTATTAGGAGCAGGAGCAGGGGATAGCTCATCCCTGATCAGCTTGGCCTCTGCCTTCGTGGCGTAGGGACCATATGTGTCGAGGGGATTATGTCTTGCCTTCACTATGTAGAGCATACTTCTTTCCTTCCATATGCGTTGGTGTTATTTGCGTGAGTATATCTCAAGCTGGTTAATTTTGTTGGAGAACATACGGGATGCGTCTTCATCCGATATGTCGTGGCTCTCTTGTTGTATCTTAACAAGGTCGCGTAACTGTTCAAGCAGTAGCTGGATTGTTCTCAGGTCTTGTCGTCTCATGTCTCGCTCCTCTTTCCTGACTGTCCCTATATACTACTACAAGTAGTTGCTTATGTCAAGTCATACTACCATATGTATGCACAGTAATACTTTTCTGACACTACTTTGCCGCCTATTTCTTTACTTCTTTTCTGGACCGTAAGTCCTCTTTTACTATTACTTTTGCATTTCTTTTCTTTTCCTTTACTTTTATGACCGTGACCGTAAGGAAATTTTGGACAAAAAAATACCCCACTGCCCGAAGGCAGCAGGGTTAGTTGGGGGGGTTGTAAGTTAGCTAGCCTTTGCAGCTTTGGCGACGCCTTGGATAAAGTCTGCTGCATCATCAATCTCGGCTGCTTCTGCATCAAGGATTGCCTGATCATCTTTAGCCAATTCAGAAGCCAGCTCATTGGATGCTTTGGCGTGTTTCTCTTGAAACATTCCAATATTATCTTCTAGCCTTGTCAGGGCATCAACAACATCAACTTCAAAATCCAGTACTGCATCATTGCCCTTTTTGACTGCTGCATTAATGCGAGTGGATAACGCTTTGATCAGGTCCAATGTTCCGGCTTTGGACAATTGTTCCTTAGTCACTTGTCCGGTTGTTGCACCTTGTCCGGCTTTGGCTGCCCTGCTGGCGGTTGCCTCAACATGGTTTGCGAACAAGCTGCTGATCATCTTTTCAGATAAAACCATTTGCGTTTTGTTGGTGTTCTGGCGAGCAATCTTTTTCCCGGTTGCCTTGCCGTCAACAATTTCATCATCATAAACGACGGGGCTAATGAAGGATTGAGGCAAGGTGCAACGTCCTTTGCTATCGACTTTGATTTTGGCGGAAATTGTCGCGTCACTATCATTGATTGAGAAACTACTCTCAACCGTAGGTGCTTTGACGGCCAACAATGCAGCTTTGACACCAGCAGAAGTGCGAGTTTCGAAAGGTGCAATTTCCAAAACCTTGCGGTTGTAGTCAGCAGAAGCATAAACGAACTTGCGCAAGGTCTGACGATCAGGTGCAACATAAACAGCGTCTTTATTGGCTGCTTTATGCTTCTTAATGAAGTCCTGCACACGACGGGAAATAACGTCAACGTCACTTTCCATCTGATTCTTTTCACTTGTGGAAGTCAGCAGGATTGCCTTGAACTCTTGCGCTGCTTTGCGCTCTGTCAAAGCTAGTGCCTTATCGGCTGCTGATTGCTTTGGCTCGGTGGCTGCTTTGGCGGCTTTCGCTGCTTTGGCTTTCTTAACTGTCTTTGTGGCATTTGCCATGATCTTTGGTTCCTATTCAATGTGCCAAAATTGGCTGGTTCGGGGTCAATCCCCTTAATCACTTCTCTTTAACTATTCCTATTATCGCTTGTCTAGCACCTTATGTCAAACGCTAAAATAACCTATTGAAACTAAACAACAATTCAGGGCAGTAATTCAGGATACAAGGTATTCCATGACATTGCGTGACACGTTTTGGCCCCTGATTACAGACGTTTGAAAACCTTAAGGCACCTTAAGAAAAGGCTTAAAAACGAGCATTACTATTTGGGATACAACCGCCAGACCGTAGTTGCATTAGGTAATGCTAATACAACCTAATTGGGATTTACGGCTCGTTCAACAGCCCAGAGCGAAGGGGTTGTATTGTTACCAGTAACACAACCCGGACCGTATATTAGCAAAAGTGAATATGACCGTAAATTAGAGAAAGCTAATATAAGCGTGGTGGCATGAGGATGACCACACAAGCCATCCAATTTGCTGGCTACCAACGGGTACCAAACGAGCCAAAGGCCCTTACAGGGCAACGTCAGGGCATACAGGACCGTACCAATGTGATACAGGTGTGCCATTGTGATGCAGCCATGCAGTGAGTGCATACCTTAATGATACACATTGTGCCATACTGGTACAGTTCAGACCGTATATGTGATAATGCTAATATACATTATGTGCTTGACATGTGGTATTAATGCAACAGGTGAATTAGTTGGCATGGTAATTGATTGGTAACATGTTGTAATAGTTTGTGATATGCTAGTATTGAGTGTATCGTTAGTACACTAATGAGTTATATTGCAGGGCAAGCGGGAGTTACGGTCAGGTAATACACGGGGAAATAGTGTGGTCGTACTATTATAGGGAGAGGGGGCAGGGGCCACGGGGGGTCTTATATGTTTAATTGTATTGAGGTGAACATAATTATACAAATAATAAGTGTCTACCTCATTAAAGCCCCATACAAAGAGGGTGCCCTAAAGGCTTAATGGGGTGGGGGATACAGCAGTGCCATAAAGGCGTATACTCTATGTCTTCCTACAGATGTATAGTGGTCTTATAGCGGGGGGAAATCATAGTTTTTATTTTAGGTGGTTCTTTGAAAGGACTAGAGAACATATAAAGGGGAAAACTAAGTAATATACTTAAGGAGGAAATCGGGACCCCCGTGGTATATAACCCGGTGGGGTACTAAGTACTATTATAGGTTCTCTCAGGGTTTTGTCAAGTACTATTTTGTAACAAATTGCTAACTCCTTGATATAGAACGAAAGAAAGTTTAGCAAACCCTCCAAAAATAAAGCCTAAATAGGGAAATAGAGAGACTTCGTTACATTTCAACATTAAGTCATTGATATTACCTACGTATTAAGACTTTTATTACTAAGTCCTTGTAACTACACATATAAATCTTAGCCCCTAACCCCCCTTACAAAACGTGAAAATAAAGTCCTTAATAAACCTTTGTAATCAAGTAGTTAACTTGGGCATGTAATTATATTAGGTATACACCCATAAATAGCATAAAATCAGTAAACTAAATTAAAACTTTCTTTTGTTTGTAATCAACTACTTAAGTGACATATTTGCAACACCATGCATTTTTTACTTGACAAACCCGTGAGAGAACCTATAATAGTAAGTAGGGCAAGAGACAGAAAGGGTGTGAAATGAAGGAAGACAAACGTAGTCTGTACATCAAACACCTGATGGACTCAGGGATGAGTAAAGAGGGAGCCATCAAGTTCGCAGCTCGCTTGTACGATGATTACGAAAAAGAGAGACTAGAGATACTAACCAGAAATTCAACAGACTAAGAAAAATCTCAGGAAAGCGGTAACGTGAGTGAGTCTTCTTGAGTATGGGTGCGCACCCAATTATAACCTAAGGACTAACGTATGTTTAAATTTATTGCAATAGCTCTATTGACCTTTGGAATGCTGGTATCACTACCAGCACTAGCCTTTAAAGCTGGTGAGATAGCCAATGTAGGTGGTTACTGTACAAATAAACAATTCGTCCTTGATCTTTCACGCATCGCTGCTGACCCAACTATTGCTAAGCGTGAGCGTCAGGAACATGTCAATGCTTCCATGAAGAAGGCACTTGAGAATGGTGTCTGCTTCAGTTTTCATGGTCGTAATGCTCCAGCCCCTATCAACAAGATATTGGCTGAGTTCACAGACTTCCAAAACAATCGTATGCAACTAATTGAGATTAAATATACTGATCCTCAGGGTAAAGATCATTATGCTTATGCCTTTGTAACATTAGGCAAAGCTGGACTACAAGCTTCAAACTTTTAGCCCTTAAACAGTTGAGGCCCACGTAATAGTGGCGTCTCCTACCCAATCTTCTCCCTGTTGGGGGGCTAATTATTAACTAGGAATATATTATGGGCAAACGACCAATTCTACCAACACCAGCACATGAGACGAAAGCACAGAAAGCTGTACGTCTACAGAAGAACAAGAACGCACGGGCGTATAACGCCAAGCAAGCTGGTGGTTCCCCAATCAAAAAGACTGCTAAGCCTAGTAAACCAATGACGGGTAAGGCCCCTGACGGTGGTCGTGGTGGTGCTAAGGGTTCTCCTAAACCAGAAGCTAAAGCAAAGCCTAAATCTAAGGCTGCTCCTAAAGCAAAGCCTACTACTGGTGGCGGCACTAAGCAGCCTCCTCGCAACGTCAAAGGGATGGTTAAGAGCGCACTGAAGGGTGGACTACGTAGGATGCTTCCTGTGGCTGCGGTAGTAGGTGGTGCTAGTATGCTCAGTGACGCAGTGAACAAAAAGAAAAAAGAAAAAGGGTTAGCTACTAACAAACCTCGTAAAGCAGCTTTTGACAAGCAAGCTCTGGATGTTGGTAAGAAGCGTGCTGCTTCGTATCGTAGCCGCGCCACAGTAGCACCTAAGCTTACTCTCAAAGAGAAGCAACTGGCTCAGTCTAAAGACACTATTGCTCAGCGTAAGACTCGTACCAAGACTGCCCCTAAAGCTCCTGCAAAGAAGAAGTCTATTACAGATCGTCGTTCTATCGGTGCTGCTGGCGCTGGTCGCACAATTGCTACTGCTCGTACATCTCCTCCTAAGGCCAACGTACCTGCAAAGAAAACCAAATCTGTAGTAAGCAAGAATGTGGACACCACAGCCGCTAAGCGCAGTGCAGCTAACAAGTCTGTACAGAATAGCAAGAAAGCTGTAGTTGACGCTTCTCGGGCTAAGCGTAAGGCCGCTATCAAGAAGGGTCCTACTGCTGCTCAGAAGAAGTTCGCACAAGATACAAAGAACCGCAAGTACAATGAAGCCCAACGCAAGAAATATTTTGGACGGTAAATAATGGCTACTAAAGAAGCACTGAATTTATATTCAGGAACTATCACCACTGCACTAACAGCAGATGTAGGGACCGAGCAGATCGTGCCAGACAACTGCACTGGTCTTGTACTTCAGTACAACATGTTTGTAGGTGGCGGTGGAACTGATCTTACTGCATGGGTACAGTGCTCTATTGATGGTAGCAACTGGGTTGATGTATCAGCATTCAATGCCACTACGTCCTCTTTGCGTAAAGTGTCTGCTGTGCAAGGTGCACTAGCACATACGCACGCTACACCTACTGATGGTGCTCTGGCAGATAACACTGACATTGATGGTTGGATTGGTTCTAAAATCCGTGTCAAGGTAACCAGCACAGGTACCTACACGACTGCCTCTACCTTTAACGTACACTGCCGTTTTGTAGCTTAAGTCATGGCTGAGTTGTCCTACACAAAGCTACTGAGTGGCTCGACTAATGGTAGGCAAATCAAAGTCAGTAGTTCCAGCACACCCGGTACTATTATACATACCTGTCAGTCTGTAGCTGGCACACAAGACGTTCATGAGCAAATCTTTATCTATGCTGTAAATACAGGTAGTACAAACCAAGACGTAACTATTGAGTGGGGTGGAGTAACATCCACAGATGACTTAATACCTTATACAATAGCCCCGGATATTGGCTTGGTACTGATTGTACCGGGACTCATCCTAAACAATAACCTGATAGTAAGAGCATACGGGAGTAGCTCTATTAACCTGTCGGGTTATGTTTGTCGAATGCCAGTTAACACTAATGGGATGACAAATCTCAGATGAATAATCATGGTAAAGGTTCTTTAGCTGGCGTAGCAGGATCAACCAAAGTATTTGGTGACACTGATACAG